CTCCAAAGGTCATATAATTGTTCTATTGTCCAATTCTTCATCTTTTCCCTTTCTGGCCTGCCATCTTCAGAGCCACGGCGGCCGGTCCGCAGCTGACGCCCTGGCGGGCGTTTCGGCTGCTAGCACAAATAGTTATTTTTCACAAATTTAATGTGATTTTTAAGGCTAAGCGGTTTATATACATTTTTAGCGTTTGGGTTCGGTCTATAAATGTGTATTGTTTCGCCGTCATTCAAAAAATAACAGTCAACTATAGATCCGTTTGAAAGAGCTTTAAAAGGCTTCGCACCTGTTGGGACGTCTGAGAGTTCCCAAAAATTGCGGGTGTTGTCGTCTATCGAGTGTGTAAGCCTGCATTTTTTACATTCCCCGTGTTTCTCTGAATGGCTCACCTCTTCCAGCGTGTAAGAAAAACCTAACATTTTAGAAAATTTTTCAAGCTGTTCTATTGTGTCCATTTCTGCGAAGTGATAGCCAAATGGGCCGTTTTGATAAATTATTATGTGGCTCCTTATCTGCTCACTTGTCTTTTCTACTATCGTCATAATATTATTATTTTTCATTTTTTAGTTCTCCTTTCATCGTTTGCCCTGTCTCATCGGTGCAGGTGGGGCAGTTCCTACAGACCGCCGCGTGGGCGGTTTCGACTTAGTTGTAAAGCATTTCTTGCATGGTCTGATGCTGTTCTATGTCCGATTTCTTTCGGTGCATTTCCTTGTAGTCTTTTTCAGCTTTCGCCTGCGCTACTTTTTTCGTATATCCTCGATTTCTCCAAAGGTCATATAATTGTTCTATTGTCCAATTCTTCATATTTTCCCTTTCTGGTCTGCCATCATCAGAGCCGGGCGACCATCCCACGGCTGACGCTCCAGATCGGAGCGTTTCGGCTTATTCGACGCGGTGCCAATATTTTTTTACTGGCTCAATGTTCATTACGTCCCCAGCTTCGGAGGCTCTGCGTTCCTCTGCTTCATATTCCGCCCGATTATATTCACAAGTGAAGCTTATAAGGTCGATATTTTCGCCGTCCTGGTCTTTGAGAATGAAGTCAACATCTTCAAGCACGCCAGCCGGACAATCCTTATCAGTTGCACCGCCTGCATTGACATATCCAGCAGCTTCAAGAACTGCTGCGCCGTCTTCTTCTGATAATTCTTTGACGATGTTCAGAACGTCGCCGCCTTTAATTTCAAAGCTTGTAAGTGTTCCAGCTTTTAACGCTTCAAGTATTCCGCGCACTTCATGCAGCGCGTCAACTTCTGCGATGTCGTAGCAATCGTTATAATTGCTGTTCGCGTCTTCAATTTTAATAATATAATCCATATTTTTTTACCTTTGCCCTTGTGGGGCTTCCTTTCTTTTTGTTATACTAAGTATAACGCACTTATTACATAATTACAATATGGCAATATAAACAAATAACACACTTATAAATGATATAGTTTTGTGCAATATGTATAACGCACTTATTAGCATTGACAATATAACACACTTGATGTAATATGTATTTATTAATATAAAAAGGAGATATAAAAAATGGCGGAACTAAAAACAAGCAAGAAGCAGCGCGAAGCGGTGCGAAGATATGAAAATAATAACTATAGATTAAATCTTACTTTTCCGCGCGGAACAAAAGAACGTATTGAAGCACTTCAACTTAATAAAAGTAACTCTGCATTTATTAGAGATACAGTTATAGCAAAGCTTGACGAATTAGAAAAAATTCTAAAATAAGTGCGTAAAAAGTGTTGACAATATAACGCACTTATGCTATACTTAAGCTACAAGTTAAGAAAGGACCAGCCGCAAAGGTTGGAGGGTGGAAATCATGAAAAAATATTATATTATCGACAAGAGAGAAAGAAACGCAGAAAGCGAGGCAAAGGCTTACACATTCGAGGAATTAAAAGCCTGCTTCCAGCCACCGGAAGACTTCCCAGAAGAATTAATTGACGAATGGGAGAGCATAGCAGATTTATACGACTTGCGCGAGTTCCTGGAGCATGAAGCAAACGGAATGGAGCAGCCCTACACATTCGAGACTGAAAACGAATAAAACCAATTTAGACCCGGAGCGGTTCCGGGTCTTTTCTTTTGCCCTGAATCGCCTTAAAAATGATTTTTCATTAATAGTATTATTCAAAATATTTTTTGAGTGAAAAATTAGAGAAAGAAAAAAAGAAAAAAGACAGAAAGAAAAGAAAGAAGCAAAGAAAAGAAAGAAAGAAAAAAATAAAAAAAGAAAGAGAGACCTCTAGCAAATTTTTTTTCCGGCTTGATTTTTTCAAAAAAATAAATTATGATTTGACTAAGATAAAACAGAAAGAGAACACGTTACAGACAGACAGACAGCAAACACTACTTGAAGTCCTGAACGTGTTTTTTATTTTTAGCGGAAAGGAGTAGAACGGGTTGGAAAAGGTAGAAGATTTTGAAGATAGCGAAGAAGTTTTTGAAAATGATATAGATTTATATTTTAATGAGTTTTGCGAGAAAGAAAAAATTGACAACATGGCAGAAGCTCCGCAGTCTATTTTTTACGCTGCTTTGATTTATGTATATAATCATGCTTTCAAGAGTACTAATAGATTAAAATTAAAGGGTAGATTGCAAGGGTATAATAATAACAACTATAATAATCAATATAGTAATATAAATAATAGTAATTGTAATAGTTATAATTACGAATATCTAAATTATATAGCAGATTATTATATATATTTATGCTATAAATATAATAAGATATGCACTATAAGCGGATATTGTAAATTAACAGGAATAAACGAAGTGGTAGTATATAATTGGGCTAATGAACGAACGAAAGCGGATAGACTAAGTACATCGGCTTATGATTTGTGGGAAAAACTGGCTAAAGATTATGAAGCCAGCGGAGAGGCTCGACTCTGGTCCGGTAAAAATCCGGTCGGACATTTAGCAGCTATGAACCATCATTTTAATTGGAATCTGCCGGGAGTTAGCAGGGAAAGCACCAATAAAACAGCTCTTACAGCCGCAGACATTCGCCAGCAGCTCCAAAACTCCGCCGATAATGCTTTATTGTCTGACAATTTAGACCAGAAAGACCCATAAAATCGCTAATATTAACGTTTTGATGTCGCAAAATAAAGATTTTGCGACGTACTAACCGAATAAATCAAGTATATTGATATATTTTATTCCGTGGGTGTAGCAATACACCCACAACGGCAACACCTAGAGCATAGACCGGGGAGGGGGGTTTATAAAATAGCCCAATACGCCGCCACGTAGTCCCTCAAATATCTCAAAAAATAAAAAAGCCTATATACATACTTGCAATATACATAACTTTTATATATAATACATATATCTACAATTCTGATAGGATAATCTAAATATTACCCCTTTATAAATTAAATAATTAAATAGCTCTATCGCCAAGTGGTAAGGCACAGCACTTTGACTGCTGCATTCGTTGGTCCGAATCCAACTAGGGCTGTTTGGCTGTTTGACAGCTAATATACCATAAGACCTCATAAAATATTATTCACCTATGCAATTTAAAGGTTGCCGGGAAGTTTCAAGGCTTCCAATGGGTTTAGTCCGTAATTGGGACATGCGGACATTTCTTCTCCTTAATAAGTTAAAATCAATCTGGTTGGGGATATAGTTTAAATGGTAAAACTTCTAATACAGTTTCGATTCCTGCTATCCCTACTAGCCTAGAAATAGGCGAGTTTTTTCATAACAGTACCCCTTTTATGTGAAAATCAACCCTACAGTTGTAGACCGTTACAGGCGGTATGGTTCTGGGGAAGCGGCAACGATTGGCGGTGTTGCGGCTGACTGTAAATCAGTTCCCAAGTGGTAAACAATAGAGGTTCGATTCCTCTCTTCCCCATTTAAACATGATTACCTCGGTGTAGATGGACTTTTCAATCCCTGCCGAGACACATGGTAATGAGTTGTCCCAATTCGGGATATTGGATTGACTGACAGCTTTTGCTTGAAAGTGATTTTAAGCAAGAAGATAGAAACTATCAACAATTCTGTGTGGTGTATCATCATAGAGAAGTCAAAAGCAGAATCCTTGTGGCTGACGAATAATAGACGCTTGCTGTGCAAGAATAATCCGTTGATGTGTGCGGTGTGAGAGACCACAGACTATATGCGGAAAACTCATTAAGTCAGTTTGCCTTGAATCCAGGAAACCGGAGTATAACACAAGAAATTCGTTAAAGTAGCGGTATGGCAAATGTTTGGTTGGCAAAAAACAAATCTGAACGAACCGTGAAATTTGTGGGCATCAATCCCATTCGTGCTTGACAGGGGTAAGAAGCCAAGGGTCGCACCCGGAAGCTCAGACTTATCTCCACGGTGGCTGAATATGACTGTATCTATGGTGGATAAAGGGAAACCTTAATCATGTTTACCTTGCAGTGTTCCCATAATGGTATTGGAACGGCTTGCTAAGCCGCCGGGCGTTTGTTCGCCTTGTAGGTTCGAATCCTACACACTGCGCTAACTTACGACAATGTACGAACATTGCCGTAAGTGGTAGAAAGTCCGCACGAAATTGTACAAAGTGGTGGCAAAAGCAATTTCAGGATATAGCAGTTTCACCACACTGCTATATTTGCCGTATGTCCGGGTGATGAGGAAGCGGTCTTGAAAACCGTTGGCTGTAAAAGGCTTGCAGGTTCAAATCCTGTGTACGGCGTTCTCGCGTGTAAACAGAAAAGAGAAATAAGTTGTTGGTTATCTAATTTCTCTAAAACCATCTACATGTGAGTTGATGTGTGATGGAATGGGTAAACATTAATTGATGGTTAAGAAAACGGTGTGCATCAAGAATTGCTATTAACAAGTCTGGTAAATAGCTGTAAGCAATTACACCAATAAATCCGTTAGAAAATAAAAATCCATTTATCCCTATTCGTAGGTGCAGACTAACTAGCGGAATTTCATGCGTGGTTCAAATCCACGCCACATCAATCATAGCGGATAGCTCAAACGGAGATACCTCTTGACGACACCAAGAGGTCACAGGTTCAATCCCTGTCTATCCGATTATCAAAAAAAGGAGATATGTCTATGGCGCAAGGAGTTAAAACACGGGACATTGATAAGTTCTCGGAGGGTGTAGCAAAATACTTAAACAGGGAATGTAGCCAAGTTAAGGCAGCAGAGATAGCCGGAATGAGTGTTCCGACTTTTATGAAGTATGTGAATAAGTTTTTAACTGGCGAAGTATTACCGGACACATTATTTACGCCAAGGAAAAGATAACTAGGAGGGATGTAATATGTGTGAATTTTGCGAGAAAAAATTTCCTATCATAACACATTATGGCAAATTTAAGATTGATAAGTTGTCAAATAAACCTGTAATTACATGCGACTTGAATAAATGTCCACCCTTTGCGGTGTGTGGCAGTAAAGATATGAATGTTGAAATGGTAATGAAAATAGCTTATTGTCCTATCTGTGGTAGAAAGTTGGTGGAAGGATGAAACATCAAAAAGAATGGCGCACTTGCGACAGGTGCGGTGCTGAAATTGAAAAAGGAATACTGTGCGGAAATTCGATTACAAGGAATGGTATTTTAAATGTCACATACGACTTGTGCCATAAATGTATGGAAGATTTTGAGAGGTTTATGAGGAATAAACAGGGATAAAACTGTCATATTGACAGAGGGAATAAAAATAAATTGTTAGGAGTGATTGAATGAAATTAAAGGTAAAGAAAAATATAATAGTTTTACCATTCACGAAAGGCGATAAGTATTATTTAATACAATTTAATTATAGTATAACAGAACGTGAAAACAGGTATGACCATGTTACAAATAGACCTATTGCTTTTGCAAAAAGTAAAATTTCTGGGTATCAAATAATTGAAAGAGAATGGACATCTTATTGGGAAATTGTGCAAGCCATTGAACATAACTTGGTTGGAAAAGAATATTTTGTAAGCGAAGAAAATGCGATTAAAGTAGCAGAGGAAGAAATGAAAAAAGGTAAAGTATCGCAGGTGGTTTTATGAAGTATACAGATACAAAGATTTGTAGCGGATATAGCCACGAACCAAAACCTTGTGAGCATTTAATGAACTGTGACCTTTGTACTGGTCCCTTTGTTGATACAAACGGAAATGAACGATATGTATGTGGTCCGGGAGTTACAGACTTTAAGTGCAAGAGAGACAATCCAAATTGGAAACCTTTGACAAAGCAACAATTTATTGAATTATACAAACAATTGCCGGATAGGGCAAATATAAGCATTGGAGAATTGCTCGAACGAACAATAATTGATGGGGTTGTGGAGGATGAAAAATGTTAATAGTCGCATTACAAGACGATATAGACAACTTATATGCTATATGGGACACAGTTACAGACCGATTTTTAGGAGTTAATCTTGGAAAATATGAAGCTGCCGGGATTATTATGTATCACAAGAAAAACTGCACCTTTGAAAAGGCATTAGAGAGAGTAGAACACCCACAGCCATTTAAAGATATTGCTAAGTGTTTATGTGAAGAACTTAATCGTGACGATAACAAAGTTGAAAATGCAATCCAATACTTAAAGGACATATCGTGGGAAATAGGGACTACTGGTGTTGAGTATCTTTCGGAAAAGGACGGACAAAAAATGAGAGAGTACATAAATGTACTTGAAAACAGAATTGATGAATTAGAACAATGATTGCTGATTATCAGCAGAAAGGAATATATTATGAAAAAATTATTTGTAAGCGTGCCAATGAAAGGCAGAACAGAGAAAGAAATCAAGGCAAGTATTCAGAAGATGAAAAAGGTTGCTGAAATATACGAGGGCGAGGAATTAGAGCTTATCGACAGCTACATTGAGGATAACCCACCTAAAGATAGTAAAGAAGCTGTATGGTTTTTAGGAGAAAGCCTTAAGAAGCTGGCACGGGCTGATGTATTTATTGGAATATGTGAGAGCTATGATTGGAATGGCTGCCATATTGAAAGACAGACTGCGGAAATATATGGCATTAAAGCATATATGATTCCGGTAAGGTATGTAATTGATGATTATAATGCACTTATAAACAAATTGCATCCGGTTTGTAATGAAGGAATGCCAACAGTCTAATAAAATATTACCGGCTAACAAATGGAGTTAGCCGCTACCCTAAAACAGTTATAGGCAGAGGTCTATAAGCACCTTTGCTGAAAAGTGAGGTGCTTTTCTTTATGTCTGAATTGGAAAGTTTAATTTCTGATTGCGAAAAATACATATCCCAAAAAGGAATAGATGAAAACATCATAGAAGCCTACTACAACGTGTGCCAACTTGCTAAGAATGAGGGCGAAATTGACACAATGTTAAAATGTACGGCTAGGGCAAAAGAACTTATAAATGGCTATTGTACAAAGCAGTTTAACGGAAAAGATATATGGGAAGTTGAAAAAGTTGTACAGGAAAGCAATAGTGAATATCCACTACTTAATCAGTTTTATGATGTATTAAAACTGGAGAGCTATTACAATTTTGAAAGTTTTATGTTTTATATGGAACGTAAAAGACATTGGAGCAAAAGATTTTACTTTCCACGCCGTAAAACACTTAAAGTTGTAGTTAAGGACCTTGAGGACCTTGAGAACGGGATAATCAAATTTTACGGATTATCAATGCCGTCAAGAGTTGGAAAAGCGATTTCTTACGATACACCGGTATTGACAGAAAAAGGTTGGAAAAAGCATGGCGATTTAACTATAAGAGATAGAGTAATAGGGATTGACGGAGAATTTAAACGCGTATTAGCAATCCATAACCCTTGTGAAATGGAGTATAAGGTTACTTTTTCGGATGGAGAAAGCATTGTTTGTCATGGAAACCATGAGTGGGTTGTATACGACAGGCGCTTACAGAGAGAAGTTACATACGAAACAAAATTCTTAAAGGAAAATCTTTTTGAGAAAGATGGACGAAAAAGAATGCTTCTTCCTGACACACAAGAACTTCAAGGCTCCCATAAACCACTATGGGTTGACCCGTATACATTAGGAGCGTGGCTTGGCGATGGAAGAAATACTAATCCGGATATATGCGGAGCGGAAAGCGATTATGCAATAGTTCAAAAAATATTATCTGCTGGATATGGATTGGCATGGGATACAAAACACAAAACTACCGGTGTAAGATACTATGGCTTTAAAGGACTTAGAGAACAATTACAAAAATATGGAATGTGTCACAGTAGGCACACAACACTTAAACACATTCCAGATGAATATTTAATTGCTGACGAAGAACAAAGATTAGAACTTTTAGCTGGATTGCTAGATACTGATGGCTGCTTAATTGAAAAAGAAAATAGGTATCAGTTCACAACATCTGATTTTACTCTTAAAGAAGATTTTGTGACACTTGTCAATACGTTTAGATGGAGAACGTCTATAAAAATGTGCAATCCTAAAACAAGTTCATCTGGAATACAAGGGAAAAAGAATTATTGGACTATTAGCTTTAATCCGACAAAATTTATACCATGCCAGTTGAAAAGAAAACAGTTAAACAAATTTTCCGCCCAAAGAAGAATATCGATTGAAAAAATCGAAAAAATTCCAAAATGCTCATCATATGGAAATTGTATAACGGTCGAAGACGGCATATATTGTGTTGGAAAGACACTAAAGCCTACACACAACAGCACTATATGTATATTTTTCCTTGCGTGGGTATCATTACGCAGACCTAACAGTCATTCAGCTATGGGTGGTCACTCTGGAATACTTGCAAAAGGCTTTTACAAAGAGCTTATGAACTTATTTACTACAGAAGAGTATACATTTTCTGAATTATTCTACTTTTGGAATCCAGAATATGCAAAAAAGCCACTTGTAACAGACAAAAGTGCTGATGAATTTACTATCACTCTTGGAAATCCGGATAGATTTGCAACAGTTACTTGCCGTGGTATTGATGGAACTTGGACCGGTGCAGTTGACGTATCAAAAGATGGATATTTGTATGTAGATGACTTGGTAAGAGATAGAGAGCATTCATTGTCACCTATGCGAATGGAAAATACTTATCAAGAATATCTAAACAAAATGGTTGACCGAAAAAACGATGGAGCAAGAGAACTTATGGTTGGTACATTATGGAATGTCCTTGACCCATTGGAACGAATGAGAAAACAATACGAAAATGACCCACAATACAGGTTCAGAAGAATACCGGCACTTAATGAAAACGATGAAAGCAATTTTGATTATGAAATAAATGGCTTTTCAACAGCTTATTACAGAGATATGAGAGAAAAACTTGATAAAGCTGAATGGGAAGCTAAGTTTATGCAAAGACCTTTTGTTCGTGAGGGGTTGCTGTTCCCGACTGATGAATTAAGATATTTTAATGGAATACTTCCGGATGGAGATTTTAGAAGAATCGGAGTTACGGATATTGCGTGGGGCGGAGGAGACAGCCTGTCAATGCCTATTGGGGCAGAATACGATAATGGAGATGTATACATTTATGACTGGGTGTTTAATAAAGGACCGAAAGAAGTAACAATACCACTTGTTGTAGGTAGAATTATAGGTAATCAAATAAGACAGACAAGATTTGAGGGCAATATTGGAGGAGATTTATATTGCCAGTATGTTGATGAAAAATTGCAAGAGCAAGATTATAAATGCTCCTGCACAAGCAGAAAGGCACCAAATAAAGTTGAAAAGTTATCAAAAATTATTGCATATTCTGGAGATATAAAAAGAAAATTTATATTTCTTGATAGCCATAAAATCACACAAGAACAAATGAAAAAAGATGCAGATTTAGGAATTGTTAGATATAGAAGAAATGAAGAATACCAAGCAGCTATGGATGAATTAACAATGTTTGTTAGCATTGGCGGCAATGAACATGATGATGCTGCGGATGGACTTACACAGCTTGAAATGTTTATAGAAAATCCAAATGATGTAGCAAGAGTTGAAGCAACAGAAAATCCATTTAGGAGGTATTGATATTATGGTAACAAAGGAAGTTTTATCACAATATTCGGATTTACAGGAAGAAGTAAAAGAAGTAAGGCTAAAGATAGAGCGACTTGAAAGAGACATAAGTAAAATTGAAGCCGGGGAAACTGTTGTAGATTCTGTTTGCGGCGGAGATGGCGGTAAACAACATTTTAAGATTGAGGGCATACCATTTCCAGAGTATGGCAGAAAGAAAACGCTCCTATATGCAAGAAAAGCCACATTACAGTTATTGGAAGATGACTTATTAGAAAAAACCAATGAAGTTGAAGAGTTTATAGCTAAACTTGATGACAGCAGGATGAGAAGAATAATTAACCTTAGGTTTTTGGAAAATAAAAGTTGGGTTCAGATAGCACATATCATAGGTGGGAACACAGAAGATAGTATTAGAATGGCTTTTAACCGGTTTATTGAACAAAAATAATAAAAGTTGTTCGATTTGTTCGGAAACAATATTGTATTATTACGATGAAAGTATTACTCCATAGACAATCTTAAAAAAGTATCGTCACTTAATTGTGGCGGTGCTTTTTTATTATGCAAAGAGGTAACAGAATGGATTTTTATAGCAACAAAGACAAATCAATTATATGTCCTAATTGCCACAGGTTCTTAACTAAGGCAGATAGTAAAGACCCAATGACGCATAAAATAACGTGCGGACATTGTGGAAAATGGATATGGTATGTACCAAACGATGAAGACAGTTTTCAAATTAAGGAAGTACCAAACAATAGGACAACTTCAAGCGGTAAAACGTTTTATTAGGAGCAAGATATGAACACAATGTATTTTCAAGACCTTGTTAGAGGCTGTTATGGACGTAAAATTGCATATACAAATGTAGACAGGATAACAAGAGATAATGTTGTTAAGGTTATTGGAAGTACTATAGGCGTATTTAATTGGAATAAACCGGTTATTAAGTATCTGTGGCATTACTACAAGGGCGACCAACCAATATTGTACAGGCATAAGCTAACCAATGAAGATATTACAAACAAGATTGTCGAGAACCACGCATACGAAATTGTTCAGTTTAAGGTGGGGCAGACGTATGGCGAACCAATCCAGTTCATTAGCCGCAAAGATGATGAAGCTATCAATAAAGCGGTTGACATACTTAATGATTTTATGGCGGATGCTAATAAGCAGGAGAAAGACATTAAAGCTGGAGAGTGGCAATCCGCAACAGGTACATCATTCAAAGCAGCACAACCTAAAAAAGGAGATGTGCCATTCAGAATTGTAGCACCTACGCCACTTAATACTTATGCTATTTATAATGAGAGTACTGAAGAACAGATACTTGTTGTGCAGGAGCTTAAAGATGAAGATGGAAACTGGTATAAGATGGCATTTTCCGATACTATGTCTTTCAGAATTATTGACAGTAAAGTAGTTGAAGCAAAGCTACATACATACGGCGAAATCCCTATTGTTGAGTTTCCTAATAACCATGAAAGAATATCTGATATTGAGCTTGTTATAGGCATGTTGGATGCTATTAATAACATGCAGTCTAACAGAATGGATAGCATACAGCAGTTTGTCGAGTATTGGGTTAAGTTTGTTAATTGTGAAATTGACGAAGAGAACTTTAAGAAAATGAAAGAAAACCACGCATTGGTTGTTAAGTCAATGAATAAAGATAACAAGTCTGATGTCGATATTATGACACAGGAGCTTAATCAAACGCAATGCCAAGTTGCTAAAGATGATTTGTGGGATAATACATTATCCATATTAGCCATACCGACAAAACAAAGTAACACCGGCGGAGATACGCAAGGGGCAGTTCAATTAAGAAACGGATGGGACTTCTCTAAGACAAGAGCAAAATTGAAAGACCCTGTTGTTAAAACATGTGAAAAACGATTGGCAATAGTTGTTCTTAATATCCTAAGGCTTGCAGGAGAAGATTTAAAGTTGTCAGTCAGAGATTTTGATGTGCAGATAAATCACAGTCCACAGGATAATATGTACACCAAGGCGCAGACGTTGCTTTTACTTTTACAAGCTGGTATACATCCACTTGTTGCAATTAAGACAGTTGGTTTATGGGGCGATTCTGAAAAAACATATGTATTATCTAAGCCATATTTAGATAATCTATATAAAACTATTAAAGATGTAGAAGAACAAGAAAAGAAAGCACAAGAGATAGTCAATCAACTTAATAATCAGCAAAATAAGGCAGTTATCGAATAATCGGCAGCTGCTTTTATTTTATACATTTTGCAGCTATGCGGTAAATAGCAGAAGACACAGCAGGAGCGACCTGCGGTAACAAAAGCGTGTGTTTAACGGAGGTAATTATGACAAGAGAAGATGTATTAAAACTTTTTCCAGAAGCAACAGATGAACAGATTACAAATCTTCTTAATCAGAACAATTCAGAAGTTGCTACGGAGAAAAACAAGACAAAGCAGTATAAGGCTAAGGCTGACACAGCAGATGACTTACAGAAGCAGCTTGATGAAATACAGGCTGGCAATCTGACAGAGCTTGAAAAGGCAAATAAAGCCTTAGATACAGCTAATCAGCAGATAGCCGATTTGCAGAAATCTAACGCTATCAGAGACCAGCGGGAAGCAGCCATGACTAATTTTAAGATTACTGCTGAACAGGCAAAGACAGTTGTTAAAGATGATGGAAGCCTTGATTACACCGAACTTGGAAAGATTATGTCCGAAAAAGAAACAGCTGCGGCACAGGCTAAGGAACAGGAGATTGCTAAACATCAGGATATTCCAGGCGGCGGCAGTAATAAAGGCGGTGCAGACAATAAGACAAATGCGGAAAAAATAGCAGAAAGCCTTATATCTAATGCACCTAAGAACAATGACGTTTTATCACATTACATTCAACAATAACAGGAGGTAAAAAATGGCAAAGGAAATGAATATGCAGTATGAAAAGACTTCATACGCAGGAGATGTTCAGATTTTAAAGAGAGAGCCTAACGAAGCAATCCCATTAACACTTGATTTTTCAACGGTAACAGAAAAGGATGCGAATGGAAAGAAGATTGTAAAGGCTGGTACACCAGTAAACAAGTCAGGTGTGGCTGATAATACAGCAACAGCAATCGGAATCTTAAGATTTGATGTAACAGAAGACAGACCACAGGGAGTAGCGCTTAAAAAGGCATATCTTAACACAAAGGTAGCAGAAGCACACTCAGGCGTTACATATGACGCAGCAGTTAAGACGGCTCTTCCAATGATTGTATTTGAATAATAACAGGAGGTAAACAGATGTTAATTAATGAAGTATTAGACAGCAAGTCTATCGCATTATCAGCAACAGAAAACGCTAGTAATCAGATACCTTATCTTGGTTTACAGTGGTTTCCTGAAAGAAAGAAACAGGGGCTTGATTTAAGTTGGATTAAGACACACAAAGGACTTCCGGTATCACTTGCACCATCCAACTTTGACACGATTCCAACTCTTAGAGCTAGAGAGGGATTAAGCAAGGAAAAAACACAGATGGCATTTTTCCGTGAGGGAATAACAGTCGGCGAAGAGGAAATGCTTGAAATCGAGCGTATTCAGTCTGCTGACGACCCATATCTTGCAAGTGCTTTATCAAGTGTGTATGACGATACTAACAACCTTGTAAGCGGCGCAGAAGTTGTACCAGAGCGTATGAGAATGTCGCTTCTTGCCACAAATGCAGGTCATCCAGTAATTGCTATTGTAAGTGATGGCGTTCAGTATGCTTACGATTATGACAAGGACGGTTCATACGCAAAAGACCATTACGCAAAGTTATCCGGCACAAGTATGTGGAGCGATACAACTAATTCAAAACCGCTCACAGACCTTAACAATGCAAGAAAGAAGTTACAGAAGCAGGGCAAGATTGCTAAATATGCCCTTATGAACAGCAATACATTCCAGTATCTGCTTGACAATGCACAGATAAGAAACTCAATCCTTGCACAGAACCTTACAGCAACTATTGAGATTGACGATGATACTGTTATTTCGGTAGTGCAGAAGAGAGCGAAGCTCACTATCGTACTTTACGATAAGATGTACATTGATGATGATGGCAAAGATCAGTATTTCTACCCAGATAACAAGGTTACGCTTCTTCCAGAAGGCAGTCTTGGCAGCACTTGGTTTGGCACTACACCGGAAGAAAGAACTGCAAGACAGGTAGCTGATGTAGATGTAACAGTATATGGTGTAGGTATTACAGTCGCTACAAAGACAGAGTACGGGCCACCTATGAAGATGTCAACATTCGCTTCCGAAGTTGTGCTTCCATCATACGAGAATATGGATAGCACATTCGTATATGAGGTTCATAGCGAAGAGTAGGAGGTGCAACTATGAAATATCCACATATAGTGGTTCATAATGGCAAATGGTATAGCGCAGGCGAAGAAGTCCCGGAAAAGAACAATTCTGGGGCTTCTTTCGATTATAGCAAGACAACCATTAATCGTATGTCTACATCTGATTTACAGGCTTTTGCCACAGAACAAGGTATAAACAACGCAGAAGAACTTACAGGAGCAGAGTTAAAGAAGCTATTAATTGAGAAATTAGGATTATAGGAGCTAAATTATGGAATACACCACATTAGAGCAAGTTAAAATCAGACTTAAACAATTTCATATTGATACAGTCACAAATGATGATGAAACAACATCTGATGTGGTGGTGTTCGATAACAAAGAAGACAATCCAGTAATCGAACAGCTTATTAAACAGGCTACAGAAGATGTAAAGGCAAGAAGAAATTACCCTGACAGCTACACAGACGAAATGATAACCGAGGACTTAAAGAGATTTGAGAGTGTTATTGTTAATCTGGCTGTCTATGACCATTCACAAGCAGGCGAAGCATTTATGGCAAGCTACAATGAGAATGGTGTCAACAGAACTTGGAAAGATAGAGACAACTTATTTGTTGGGGTATTTCCTTTTGCCAAGGTTATACAGAAGATTGTGCGTTACCAATATGGTAGCAGGCGGCACACAGTAAGGGTGGTGGGCGGTGTGCCTATTAATTTTGCAGGAGATATAAAATGAAAGAATTTTTATTGCAAACTTATACCGTAGTATTACCGATATTACTTGGCTATATAGTTTGGCTTCTGAAGCAACAGAAAAAGGACAAAGATGCCAATAGTAAAGGCACAATGTTACTTTTGCGAGTACAACTTATCGAATATCACGATAAGTATATGAAAATAGGTGAAATTCCATCTTACGCCTATGATAATTTCGTCGAGATGTATAACGCATATCACGCATTGGGTGGCAATGGAATGGTAACTAAGATGTATGACGAAATACAGGAAATTCACTTAAAGAATGGAGGTAAAGACTAATGGAAATTATGCAGGTATTAATCGCAAATATGACAATTATCTTAGCGATTGTCGGAGCATTAGCTTTTGTGGTGTCTGTAATTACACAGGTAATTAAGGGCATTGGAGTATTCAATAAAGTGCCTACAGATATTATAGTATTTATCCTGTCAATCGGTATTACTGTAGCGGCTTTTGTTGCCTATATGCAGTATATTCAGATGACAATACTGTGGTATATGATTCTTGCGGCAATTATGGCAGGATTTGTTGTTGCTTTTGTGGCAATGTACGGATGGGAAAAACTGTCTGAATTATGGAAGCGATTTGGCAAGGATGTGAAGTAATATGCTTGACATTAATAAGCAAGCTATGAAGTATTCGCTTCAAGGACAGACAGTAACTATTTACGAAAGAGATGATGACGGCAATATCCTTTATTACACCGATAATGACGGAAACCCTTATCTTGATGACGAGGGGAATAAAATGCCTAAAGTCCTTGAAGAAAAGATAGGTTTTTCAAAGCCTGAGGATTTTGAAGCAAACATAGCTTTCAGCGGTGGAGAAGCACAGAGTAAGGAATACGGCTTTGATACGGCTGATTTTGACGCTATTTTACTGACAGATAGGAATACATTGCCTATTCAAAAAGGCGACCTTATTTGGCTTGATAGCAAGCCCACATATACATCTGACAGTCTTGTTGATGAAACATCGGCAGATTTTACGATTGTAGGCATTAAGCCAGCATTGTACTCAACTAAGTATATGCTTAAAGCAGTTGTGAAGTAGGTGTAATATGGCAAGACATACAATTAAAATATCCTTGTCTGAAAACTCTATAAATGAAGCTATCAGACAGCTAAAACAGTACAAGGAATGGATTACCGAAAAGACTTACCAACTTGTTAAAGAGCTTGCGGAAGTTGGAATACCTGTCATAGATGAAAATATGGCAAAAGCTAGCTACACTTACGATGCAGAAGGTGTCAGAAGTGGTTCTAACACAAACCACTACACATACGTCAAGCTCCGGTCTTTTGGTGGCTACAATGAAGCGATTCTGATTGTAGAGGGCAAAGAGCTTATGTTCATTGAGTTTGGAGCCGGTGTTTTTTACAACGGAGAAGCAGGCACAAGCCCACATCCTAAGGGCGAAGTAAATGGTATGGTAATCGGTTCTTATGGCGAAGGACACGGCGTTCAAAAGAAATGGGGATATTATGCAGACAGCGGAGAACTTATTCTTACACACGGCGTAGAAGCACAAATGCCTGTTTACAAGGCTGATATGGAAATAATCCAAAAATACACAGAAGTGGCAAGGAGGGTGTTTAGTTAATGGCAAATGCTAATGATTGGGCGACAGACCTTGAAAGTACAGTTGTAGCACTTGTCAAGGCTAAGAGCCTACCACAGTTACAAAAGAAATACCCCAAGGTCAGAATAACTGACGAGGGAGAAAGTAGCGGTTCGGCAGTATTCCCTACCGTATACATTCATTTACTAACCCCGACCGAACGAGGGCAGACACTTGACGGACAGACAATTAACGCATTGTTAGCAACATTCCAAGTAGACGTCACAACTAACACAAGCAAGTCCGACTGCCGTAAGGTTATGACAACGGTTATGAATGTTTTTAAAGAAATGAGATTTCAAGGCAAGGCATTGCCGGAAACTTCAATAAACAACAAGATACATCACAGCGTGGCACGTTTTAGCCGTGTTATCGGTGCGAATGACAGATTAATTTAGCAACAAAGAGCAGAAATGCTCTTATTTTTTTATCAAACAGGAGGTAGACAAATGGCAAATGCAGTAGCAGGGTTAAGCACATTAGGCGTTACTTTTTCTTACGGCGTTGAAACAACGGCAGGAACAAAGCCAACAGCCTTTAAGTTGCTTTCAAGGATTAACTCTATTGGCGAAATCACAGTAACACCGGAAGCAATAGACGCTTCGGCACTTGAAGACAGACAGACAAGAAATATTGCCGGAAGAGATACTGTATCTGACACAGTTACAGTCACGGTAAACAAAACAGATGAAACTATTAAAGAATGGAAAGCTGTTATTACCGCTTACAATGGTTTAACCGGTGGTAAGAGAATGTGGTTCCAGGAGATTACTCCGGGCATAACAGACGCAGAGTTCTTTGTAGCACAGCCACCATCAAAGTTACCAATCACAAGTAAGGAGCAGAACGGACTTCTTACAATGGCACTTAACCTCATTATTGAGGAAATGGTAGGTACTGACACAAAGGTAGAGCCTACACCGGGGGAATAGTCAGTCAGTCACTTAATACAACAAATGCTGTTGTGACTGACGAGGAAGAAACAGCGGATTACACGCCAATAGGCGAATAACAAGTCAGTAAAGGGCGGTCTAAGGACTGCCCCTTTCCTATAGAAGATATAGGAGGAAAGGAAAATAACTATGGAAATTAAAGCAAACGGAAAAGAATATGCACTTAGATTTAGTTTTGACGCAGCAGAGGACAGAACTATTGTTCAGAAAATGTTCAATTATCTTACAGGCTCTTCAATGTTTGAAGATATGGACGGCAACCCGGTTCAGAGAGCACTTGAAGGAGCAGCGATAACAGTCGGAAATATGCCACAGACTTGCATAGACGCAGTATATGCAGGATGTCTTGAAAAAAATGCTGTGACAAGAGAAGAAGCTAAGCAGATAGCAAGAGCATATTTAAGTGAAAATAAGAAGAATTACAGGGATTTATTCCTTGAAATAATAAAAGCAATGGAAGAAGACGGTTTTTTCGACCTGTCGGGAATAACATCGTCTCTGAACGCAATGGCGGAGAACATAGAGAAACAGATGGCGGAAGAAAATCCCGAAAAATAGACATCCATAAGCTAATATGGGAAAAATATTTTCCTGTGGCTTTTGCTATGGGAATTACGATAGAAGAATTTAAGCACATGACACCTACGGAATTTGAATACTGCCTAAAAGGTTACAAAATACGGAGAAATGCACAAAACATAGACTTATGGACGTATGCTATAACCTATCTTATCCCGGCAATCAAATTCGGGGTTAGAAGTGGAGCTTGGGGGAAAGATAAGGTAGATTTCCCTAGTGAACCTATCAGCTTGAATAATAACGAAGAACCAACAGAAGATGAGATTGAAAGAAAACGAAAAGAATTTGCACTGCAAATGAAAACAATGAAGGCTAATTGGGATTTAACACATAGAAAAGGGTAATAAGACAATAGTTTTATTGCCCTTTATTTTTTTATAAAAAGGCAGGTGCAAGGCGTGGAATTAGATTCATTAGAGATAAAAATACAAGCGACAGCGACTAAAGCGAATAATGCTATCGACAACATGATAACAAGGCTTGAAAAACTGTCGGGGACATTAAACAGTATTAACGGCACATCATTGTCTGGGCTTGCGAATGGTGTTAATAGGCTTGCGACAGCAATGCAGACGATGAAAAATGTCGGAACGGCAGATTTCACAAGGCTTGCCAAGAATATCACAAAATTAGGCAGCATAAATACTGTTTCATTGAACAATATGGCTAGTTCACTATCGCATATCACAAGGGCATTTAGCAATTTAGCAAATGTTCCTCAAAATGCCGCAAGTATAGGCACTCTTGCACAAGGAATAAGCAGACTTGGAAGTAGAAGTGTTCAAAATGCGACAGTTAATATTCCGAGACTTACAGCAAGTCTTATAACAATGCTACAGCAACTGTCAAAAGCACCGGCGGTAAGTAACGGAGTAATAAGACTTGCGGATTCACTTGCTAATCTTGCATCCCAAGGAAGCAGAGTTAATACGGCTTCTGCAAGCCTTCAAGGTTCGCTAAACAATACAAACAAGGCTGCAAAGAGAACCCACAAAGGAGTAAAAAGCCTTGCTTCTATTTTTGGCAAATTATATGCTAATTTCTTTTGGGTTATAAGAGGAATGAAGAGCCTTTGGAAGTCTATAGAGAGTACCGCAGACTACATAGAAGCATTTAACTACAAAGCTGTAGCCTTTGGGAAGATAGGCTCTGAATGGGGCAAAGAATACGAGAAATACGGCTATAGCAATGCAGAAGCCTATGCAAATAGTTTTTCAAAAAGAGTTGATGAACTCTTAGGGAAATTATCGGGATTAAGTGTAGATGTTAAAGGCGGATTAATCAAAGCGGATTCTGCTAAAAACCTTGGACTTAACATACAAGAGATAACACAGTACGCTTCACAATTAGCTTCTGTCACTAACTCATTAGGGCAGACAGGCGAAGCAACAACAGCAATAACAAAGTCAATGACAATGTTAGCAGGCGATATAAGCTCACTTTTTAACGTGGACTATAGTTCTGTATCAAAAAACTTGCAATCAGCGTTAATCGGACAGAGCAGAAGCGTTTACAAGTATGGTATTGATATTACCAATGCTACATTAGCGACATACGCTTATAACTTAGGGATAACTAAGAGCGTAAGTGAAATGTCACAGGCTGAAAAACAGCAATTAAGATTTATTGCAATTCTTGACCAATCTAAAGTATCTTGGGGCGACTTAGCAAACACTATCAACAGCCCTAACAATATGCTTAGACAATTCAAGACAAACTTGTCTGAAACAGGAATGGTATTGGGACAAATCTTTGTTCCGGTATTGCAAAAAGTAATGCCTGTTGTAAATGGCGTAACAATAGCCTTTAAAAGGCTTCTTGTCAGTATTGCTCAATTTGCAGGAGTTAAGATTGACTTTGAGAGCTTCGGACAGAGTGGCTATAAAGATACAACAGACGGATTGGAAGATATTTCAGACGGCTATGACGGAGTAGCTGAAAGTGCGAAAAAAGCCGCTATTTCCCTTATGGGGTTTGATGAAGTAAATAAACTTTCTGAAAACAGCGATAGTAGTGGTAAAAATACAGGAACTGGGGATATTGACTTAACAGATAAAATTGTCGAAGCCGCAAGCGAATACGAAAAAGTATGGCAGAAAGCCTTTGACAATATGAATAATAAAGCCAATGAATGGGCGGATAAGTTTGAAAGCAAACTTTATTTCCTTAAGAACATAGGCAAATTAATTGCTAACGGCGAATATTATAAAGCTGGAGAAACGATTGCTAAAAAACTTAGTAATGGTATTCACTCTTTCGGGTGGGACAAAACAGGAACATTCATTGGAAAAAGCATTACCAACACGTTAGATTTAGTTGCCGGGTTTACAAATAACTTTAATTGGAAACGGCTTGCAAGCGACCTCACTTCTTTAATTAACAATGCAATAAAGAATATTAAGCCTAAGAGTTTTGCAAGTGCAATTAACGGCATTTTGAACGGAATATGGGATTTTGTAACAACCTTTTTTAAGACACTTAATTGGAAACAGTTTGCTAGCTTTATCGGGCAACTCTTACAACAAATTAATTGGGGAACTGTAGCAAAAATAGGACTTGCAGTAGGAATGGGTAAGTTGGCAAAGACAGCCGCAACAAGTTTCTTTAGCGGTTTTAAAGCTCAAATGTCGGTTGGTAATCTGGTGAGCGGAATTGGAAGCGTAGCCACTTACGCAGGCTCAAAGGTAGGAAGTGCATTTATGAGCGGACTTACATCTCCACTTATGGCAATCCCAGCAATTACGGCAACAATTTTAATTGGGGAAAACGATTATTACAGTAGACTTGCTGAACTTTACGAAAAGGCTAGAGGAGAAGTCGATGAAACAACACAGAAGTTTGTCGATGACATTAATACCTCAAATGACAAGATAAAAGAACTTGCTGACGGAATTTACGATTCATTCCAAAAAAATGATACCACCACACAAGCTGACAAACTCAAAATAATAGCAGATAAATACTTTGAGTTAGCAGATGGTGCTGACAAGAGTACAGAAGCCTTAAAGAAACTTGATGAGTACAAAAAAATACTTATCGAAGAGGGCGGAGAACAATTTAAGACAATACTTGATGATGAAAACAGCAGTTTGGATGACCAAAAAGAGAAGATTTACGATGTCATAGACGCATTGAAAGCAAAAGGTTTACAGGAAGCTGCGTCAAAGGGAATAACCGAGACAACAGACCTCATTATGGAACAGCGTAGCACTTATGACAAAAGCAAGAGTGAAACGAAAAAAGCACAGCAGAAAGCGGCCAATCTTCAAGCTGAATATCAGATTGGGCAAGACCAAATGAGGACATACCTTGCCGAACATTACAAATATGGCAATTTTCAACCTATATTAAGTAAAGACGGCAAAAAAGTCATTCAAGATATGGCAGAAGTAGCAAATAAGTTTTGGGATATGTACGACAAGTACGCAGATGAAGCATTTAATGATACATTGCCAAGAGGTCTTAAAAAGTCGGAAAAGGAAATAGCAGAAATAACTGCTAGTAGTAAAAACGTAGGAAAACAGTGGCGAGACGCTACTGCAAACTACGAAGCACTTAACGAAAAATACAGGGAAAGTGCAGACGTATTGGCAAATCTTGAGACACAACTTGATTATTATACCTCTATTGCAAGCGGAGCAATAGACACCCAAACATCGTTATATGCTTATCAAGAGCAAAAAGCCAGCGATACAAAGACACGTTATAAGGAATTAGCTGAAAATATAACAAGTGTAAGTGACGTTTTGAAAAATACAGATGCCACTAGCCAAACAGTTTCAAGCAAAATGGAAGAAGGCTTTAATCCAAGTAAATGGAAAGGAATAGGAACAACTTCCATAAGCAATTACATCGGTGGAATAAGAGACCCTGCTAAGACACAGTATGGTGTTCAAGTGGCACAACAGGTAGCACATAAAATAGCAGGACCATTTAACACAAAATCAGATTTTGCAAGCTATGGTAAATACAGTATTCAAGGTTACCTTGAAGGATTAAAAGCCGAATGGGGTAACAGAGTTAAGAAAGGCTTAGAAACTGTTACAGATGGAATTAAGAATATCTTCAAAAAAGGATTTAAAATTTCTTCCCCATCAAAACTTTTCAAGCAATACGGTAAGTGGACACTTGAAGGATATGACATAGGCTTTGAAAATCAAGCTAGAGAAACCTATCAGATGGTAACAGGTTGGAGTGATAAAATTGCTAGTGTTCCTGAAAGTCTTGGGGAATATAATGCGGACTATTCTGCTAGTTACAGCAATGAAGTTACCGCCGAATACAGTTCATCAGAGCAGGTAGCACTTATGCAGGAACAGAACCGCCTTTTAAGAGAATTGCTTAACAAGGAAACTGTAATTGTTCCAAACGAAAACGGAATTTTCAATACTGTTAGAAAACAGGCTAATGAGTATGTCAGACAAACAGGGGACCTGCCTTGGACAGTATAAAGGAGGAATAGGATGTTTTTAGAAATTAATGATGTGGATATTTCGCCTTATATTAAGTCCTTGCAGCCAAGTCACGAATCAATATGGAACAGCAAGGCAGGGCGAAGCATAGATAGCGAAGCAACATTTGTCGGAAGAATTGTGGCAAGGAAATGGAAGCTACAAGCAAAAACGATACCTTTATCACAAGAAAAGGTAGCCAAGATAGTCGGATTGTTAGAGCAGTCCGACTTTTTTAGTGCAAAATTCATCCCAACAAATGGAACTGATTTTATTAAAAAGAATTTTTATGTCGGCTCTATCAGTACACCGGTTTACAGCTACAACAGTGAATTGTCAAACGTAAGATACAGTGAATTATCATTCGACATTATAGAAAGGTAGGCAAATGAATATGACTTATACAAACTCACAAATTGCGAAAATGTACAATGACATTCAAGTAATCAAAAAATACAAATTTAAGGCAAATACGGCTTTCACAATAATAAAAAATGCAAAGGTGCTTAAAAATGCCATTGAGCTTTTTGACGAAGCAAGACGTAACCTCTTGGAAACGTATGCTGAAAAAGACGAAGCAGGAAATGCAAAGATTGAAAATGGCAATTATGTTATTTCAGATAAAGAGGAATTTGCAAAGGAGTTTATATCCTTGCAAAACGCCGAGCAGGACATAGATTTCTCAAAAATCAAGCTGTCGGATATTTCAGAGATTGAGATAGAAGCAGAATTAATGGAGACAATGAGCGAATTTATCGAAGAGTAGGTGGTTGAATGTATTCTACAAGTGAAGCATTAACAAACGCAATTATCAACGGCGAACCAATTAATAAAGAATTACGATTACTTGACAGCGACGGAGTGGTTATCAAAACCATTAAGTCGCTTAAATTATATAGTGGTAGTAACAGCACAAGCAGAATACAGATAGGTTCGACCAATTCTTCTTACATAGAAGCAAGCATTGAATATGACAAGGTTCTTGCAAACAGGGAAATGGCATTATACTGTGGCATTGATAGTGAAATGATACCAATGGGTATATATAAGATAATGCAAGAGCCGACAGAAGATGACGGAATAATTTCGTTCAAAGCCTATGACAGAATGAGACTTCTTGATAAGTTATATGAACCAAAAGTGGCTATCCCTAACGGCTTTAAGAATGTTGTGGATGACATTGCTAAACAATGCGGTGTTACAGTAAATTTCAGTTACACCGGCGGAACTGTCAGAAATTACATTAAAGGATATACCTGTCGAGAAATGATAGGGTACATTGCTTCTATGCTTGGCACCTTTGCTTATTTTGACAGGCAGGGTGTGCTTAATTTTGGCTGGTACGCCTGGGGAAAACCAGTCGAAAAAACACTTAGCTCATTTTGGAGTTTAAAAAAAGACAGCAATAATTACAAAGTAACAGGCGTTGAATTTATTGTAAACAGCGAGACAAGATGGCTTGCTGGTAGTGAACCTAATATCATTTATTGCTCTAACCCTCTTGCAGACCTAAAAGACGCAGAAAATGTTTATTACGGACCTATGAAAAACTTAACGTACCGTCCAGCAGAAATTAGTATGCTTGACGATATTCGCCTTGATGTGACAGATGTTGTTAAAGTGACATTACTTGACGGAACTACAATAGTGGTACCTTGTATGACACTTAATCAAGATTTTACCGCAAGTGAAACAAAGGTTAAAGCGGTAGGAAATGCCGACGGAGAAGCAAGTAATTATTCGGGACCACTTACAACAGCAATGGATAGATTGACAACTGACTTGTTATTGACAAACAGAGTGGTTGCGACCAAGGTTGACGCCGAATGGGTAAGAGCTAACACAGTAACAGCAGACAAAATAACAGCCATACAGGCTGAAATCGACGAAATAAACGCAAACAACATCACTACTGATAACTTGTCCGCGAATGTGGCTAAACTTGGTTATCTGACCGCAGATAGTGCCGTAATCAAGGGAAAATTAGACGCAAGTGAGTTATCTGCAGAAGTTGCTAAGTTAGGTTATCTGACCGCTGATAGTGCTGTGATTAAAGGCAAGTTAGACACTAGCGAATTATCGGCAGAAGTAGCAAAACTTGGCTACTTAACGGCGGATAGTGCGGTCATAAAAGGAAAGTTAGATACGAACCAATTATCAACAGAGGTTGCAAAGTTAGGCTATATGACGGCAGATGAAGCGGACATAAAGTATGCTAACATTAAACTTACAAACATTGAAACCGCAAACGTGGCTACATTGCTTGCAAATGTTGGCTTGATTGACCGTGCAACCGTAGTTGAGGGGCATATAACAGGCTTTCTCGACAGCGTAGAGGTAAATGCAAACAAGATAACCGCAGGAACACTTATTGCGGATAGAATACTTCTCAAAGGTTCAGAAAAAGGATTACTTTATGCACTTAATAACCTTGGCGAATTGACAAGCACCACAGTTGACAGCTTAGACGGATATGTACTTACCGACCGAACAATCAATGCGGATAAGATAGTCGCAAGTAGCATAACAGCAAATGAACTTGATGTTGCGAACATATTCGCTGATAATGCGGTAATTTCAACAATTACTTCACAAGAAGCGTTTATCAATGCTATCAGTACAAATAGTGTGGTTGTAGGTGCAAAGAAAACCGCTGACGAGATTAAAGAGAATATCTACAGTCCGAACACCACCACGATTGACGGTGGGAAAATTACAACCAATTCCATAAAAGCCAAACAGATTGACGTTACTAACTTGTTTGCACAAGACATTACCGCAAGTGGCACAATTACAGGTGCTAAACTGTATGGTACATATCTTGAATCGACAAGCGGCAAAATTGCAGATTTCAACATTACGGAAAATGGTTTTTCAAGAGAGCTTGATTGGGTAGACCAATGGGATAGTAGTGCCGCAACCATAACAGGAAGTTACAAGGCTTGGTGTGAAATAACCCCAAACGGAGCCGGACAAATTAATATCGGTGCAGGAGTAGGAACTTTCACTTACAAATGCCCGACTATCAGATGTGGATATTATGATAGAAGCGAAGACGGAACTGTAACAAAAATAACATCTTTTGAAACAGATATGATGGGGATTAGCACAAATTACTTTAAGGCAGACAAGATTATTAGCGATTTAATCCCAATTCAAACAAATGACGCCGAACCCACTCCGTCTGGATATAGAGAAACCTTTCCTAATCTTGGTTCGCCACAACAAACTTGGCAAAATTTATACGTTAAAAGTATATATGTCAAGGCAGGTATAGGAGATGTAGGAGATGAAACGACAGGAAATATTGAGGCTTCTGGCAAAATCACAGCTCAAGGCGACATTATCGCAGGACTTGGAACGGATAAGCAAGTGAGCTTACAAGGGTTAAAAGATACAACTACTCAAATAAGAGGTAAGTGCATTTTCAGTATCAATAATTATGGCACAGGAGCGTCAAAAAAAGGTAGTTCAGTATCGCTTTGGAAAGATAGCGCAACTCTTACTCACGGGTTTTACATTGCGATTATTTCGGCAGTAATATCAACAAATCCTGGCACTAGCCGTATTGAATTATTAGCCAACGGCAATGCACTTGTGGCTGCACGTACAAATTCAACCACTTATGAAAGAGTGCTTGCAGTACATAATTTTGGTGTTAGTGGTGAGCAAAGTTTTAATTTTGAATTAGTAGCAAAAAGCCAAGACGCTAGCTCAACTGTTACTGTTCCTGGTTATAGGACCTATAGTGTCTTGATATTCAAAATTGGTTAGAAAGGCGAAAGAATGAAAGCAATAATCAATGAAAAACTGTATGATACAACAACATCAGAGGTAGTTTACATAGGGAATATGGAAGCCTTATATAAAACCAAGAATAAGGCGTATTTCAGAACTTCAAGTGAGGGAATACAGCCTATGGAAATTGAAGAAGTCAAGGAATATCTCGGAATCAAAGACGTAGACGCTTATGTTAAAGAATTTGGTTCTGTAGATATTGCATGAGCATAAAGCAAAGGAAAGGAGACTTAATTATGTCAAGAATTTTAAGAACAGGTGAAAACCAGATTACACAATCATATCAGCAACATTATGACAAAGTTCATTCGGGAAATGGATGGGCTATCGGTGTTGACGTTGTAAAGAAAACCAATCAATGTGATAGTATTATCGCACATTCAGACGGAACAGTTGTCAAAGTTATGAACAAGATGACCGGAACGAACTGTGTTCATGACCCAGAGGGAATGGGCTATGGTAATTATGTTATGATACAACACAATGATAACTATGTTACCTTGTACGCTCACTTAGGAAGCGTAGCAGTCAAACAAGGTCAGAAAGTGTCTAAAGGAACTGTTATAGGGTATATGGGTAACACAGGGTTCAGTTATGGAGCACACGTTCATTTTGAGGTTAGGAAATATAAGAGCCTTAATGTAACAATCGGTATTCACGATACAAGGAACTTTGAATGGCTTAATCCTGAACCTTACCTTGACGCAGATTTGCCGATTGCAGAAGCTAGCAAAAATGTTGTAGGTTTCTTAGATGTGGCTAAAATGGATGGCAAAGACAGATTGTTTGTTAGTGGATGGACTTATGGTGGAAGTGGGGATGTCAAAATCAAAATATCTAAAGTTGGTGTGAACTATTACCTTTATGATATAAAAGCTAATCAGTCAAGGATAGACGTATTAGAAGCAGGTTATCCAACCGACAAGGTAGGCTTTAGCGATACTTGTCCGGTTGCATTAGCCGACGGAGTATACAATGTAGAAGCATACGTTGATAATGTGAAGTTGACTAATACTAAGCAGATTACAATTAAGAGAGAGCTTGCAAGATACAGCTATGCTTCTTATCCTAGCACAAGCAATGACTATTACAGAGTAAGAACCTCGTTCCATAATGAGAAATCAAGCAAGGGTTCATTCCATTCATTCGCATTAGCTTTTGACGAGTGGGGAAGAAATAAGGACAAAGGTTATCACATCTACGATAAAAGCGGCAGACAGCTTGATTAATTGCAAAATAAAAGATGTTGTGTCGAAACTTGCGAATTGAACCGCCTTTAATCGGTTTTATAAACGTGATAAATTAAAAAAGTCCTCTAAGGGGACAATTTCAAGTTCTGGTGGGGCAATATTTGATTGGCGTTGGTATTGCCCCTAAAAAGAAAAGGTAAGAGAATCCTCTTACCTTTAATTTACGACTTCTTTTTTCTAAAGTGGCAATACAAAGAAGTTGCAATCCCTAATAAAGAAGAAACTATAATCATATAAAACCCGGCTGTTCTTTCGATTGGTGGGGTTGTGCCAATAGCATTAAATAATTTTTCGGCTTCCGGGCTATATCCTATTCCCGCCGAAGAAAAAACCAATGCACAGATAAAACTAAAAACTGCACCGATAGGAGCTTCTTTATATAAGAACATAAATGCAGCCAATCCGGCTATAAGGCAACAACATCCCTCCGGAATGGATATTTTAAAAAGGTTATAGCTTACTCCCAATGTTTTAGCAAATGGAACAAGTGTGCCAATGATTATTAAAGCACAAAGAAACATTCCAAAGTAACTTGCTATCTTATATTCTCTCTGATTATACTTTTCCTTTGAATAATGAATAGTGCAATACGGACATTGCATATACGTTTCTTTTCTGATTACAGCTCCGGTATAATCCTTAATTTCTCTTTCGTATGTGTGCATTTTATTTCCACATCTTTCACATATCATATCATCCATACAAACCACTCCTTAGTCTTTTATAAAGTAAACTGTCGAAACTTGCGATTTGTTTATCATCGCAGCAAAAACAGTTATGATATATTTATAAAGTAAATTATATGACAGTATTTTACTATTGACAATATAGAACGTTTGTTCTAATATTAGGTTATCGCTATTTAGTTGTATTTTGGGAGGGTTGAAATGGAAAAAGACTATAAGCAGGAAGTTATCAGCTTGATTGACAACTGTTCTAATGATAATTTCTTGAAATTTTTATTTGAATTGGTTACATCATTTAAAAAAAAGTGGGGCATTTAATGCCCCTCTTTCTCATACCAATAGGCTATGTTGTCAAATATAGTTTGTTGGTGCTCTTTATTAAGTTCAGTTAATTTCTTAACACTATCAAATAATTCTTTATCTGACATTAAGTCGGGAATTATATCAGCATTTTCACTTGATAAATTATCTTCCCATCCCATTAAATACGAAGGAGAAATATTAAGAACATTCGCTACGGCTTGAACTTTATCACTTGGAATATTTGTTACAACATTATTCTCATACTTATATAATGTCTGTTTAGAAACGCCTATCTTTTCGGATAATTCCACCTGCGATATTCCATTAAGCTCTCTTTGCTCCTTAATTCTGTCTCCGACAGTTCTAATCATCAGTGTTTCCTCCTTTCCTATTGGTAACTTAATTATAGCACAAAAAAGTTACAAGTCAAGAAAAAAATAACTTGACAAGTTACTTTTAAGGTGTATAATAAGAGTAACTTCAAAAGTTACGAAGTTAGAAAGGAGACGAGATAATGGTTGATACAAACAAACTTCGTGGGATTATTGCTGAAAATGGAAAGACGCAGACAGAAGTTGCACAAATGATAGGTGTGACGCCCAAGACTTTCTATTTACGAATGCACAAGGGCATTTTTGGCAGCAATGAAATTCAGATTATGATTGATAATTTGAATATTAAAAATCCTATGGATATTTTTTTTGCAAAGAAAGTAACCTCATAAGTTACTAAGAAAGGAGAATGAAATGAACGAATTGCAGATTTTTAATTCGGAAGAGTTTGGAGAAATCCGAACCATTACTAAAGACAATGAAACATATTTTGTCGGGAAAGATGTTGCAAAAGCATTGGGATTTACAAATCCGAGAGACGCAATCACTACTCATGTGTTTGATGAAGATAAGGGGGTAGACACTATCGACACCCCTGGTGGAAAGCAGAGTATGACTGTTATTAACGAATCCGGTGTTTATGCCTTAGTTTTTTGGGAGCAGACTTGAATCTGCCAAGAGATTTAAACATTGGGTTACATCAGAAGTTCTTCCGTCAATCAGAAAGAACGGTGGCTACATAGCAGGGCAGGAAACCTTATCTGATGAAGAACTTATGGCAAAGGCACTTCTTGTAGCCAATAACAAGATAGCTGAAAGAGACAAGATAATCGAGCAGAAACAGGCAAGAATTGAACAGATGAAACCTAAAGAGATTTTTGCGGATGCCGTAGCAACAAGCCATACATCAATCCTTGTCGGAGATTTAGCGAAGTTAATTTGTCAGAACGGCTATCAGATAGGGCAGAAACGATTATTTGATTGGTTGAGAGAGAATAACTTCCTTATTAAATGCGGTTCATCAAGAAATATGCCACAGCAGAGATTTGTTGAACAGGGATTATTTGAAATCAAGGAAAGCAACCTCGTTAATCCGGATGGTTCTGTGAGAATTACCAAAACTACAAAGGTTACAGGTAAAGGGCAGGTCTATTTTGTAAATAAGTTCTTGAAAGGAGCCAAGAATGAAACAGCCTAAAGCCTTGACAAGAGATTTGAAAATTGCCGCATCTGCCTATGGACTTATTCCTAGTCAATGGATGTTGCTTAAAGATGACGGTGGAAGTTATGTAACACTTATAAGTAAAGACGGCAAGAAGCAGAAAACGATTGATAGATATGCAAGGGCAAAGAAAAAATGAATAAAAGAAAAATAATAATTAATGTTTCCGCAGCTATGCTTGTGATTATTCCCATTGTAATAGGAAAGATAAAAGCAACCAAGGCAACAATTTCTACAGAAAATGAAACAGTTGCTTGTGAGATTGAAACGGAAACTTTTGAAACTGAAAAAACAACGGAATATTTTACTCCGGAATATGACTTAGGGATTGAAAAAGACAAGTACAGTTTTATTCCGTTAAGCAAGAGCGACAGGGAAATAATAAGAAGCTCCTGTGAAAAATACAACATTGACTATGACTTGATGTTAGCTGTAGCAAAACAGGAAAGCTGTTATCAGATGGCAGCATATAACCCTATATCCGGGGACTACGGAATGTTCCAGGTTAATGCCAAAACTTGGAATAAAACAGCCAATGAGAATGGCTTGTATGACTACAAGTATTCCCTTAAGGATAATTCCGAGATGGCTTGTTACATTATGAGTCTTTGTATGGAAGAAGCTAATGGGGACACCCGGATTGCTTTGAACTATTACAGAACAGGAACACCTAATGCAAAGCATGAAGCAGAAAGCGACTATGCAAGCATTATTTTAGAAGAATTGAAAAAAATAAGGAGAATGAGTGAATGATAATAACAGATTTTAACGAAATGCCAGTTGGAGATTTGGAAAAAATCTCACAGGGACTGCCTATTAGTTTTGTAATTGAAGATGGCAAAATAACCAGGGCAGAAAGGAGAGAAGAATGAATAACGCAAGAATGTCCGGAACAATGACAACTCCCCCTTATTTGCTTTGGACAGCTAAAAATGGAGAAGAGTTTTACACTTTTGACATATCGGTCAAAAGAGATAGTGGGATTTATGATATGGTTCCCGTAATAACCAAAAAGGATAATCTTATCTACGACGTTGATGACAGGATAACCCTTAATGGAGAAATCAGAAGCAGAAATTCTGACGGACACCTGTTGGTGTACTTTTACGCAACAGAAAGTATGATTTATTCAGGAATTGATGAAAATGTAGTTTCTCTTGAGGGAATTGTGTGTATCAAGAAAGAAATCAGGGAAACCTATTTTTCAAAAAAGAAAATTACGGATTTTTCACTTGCTGTTGACAGGAAATATAATTGGAAGTCTGACTATATCCCTTGCATAGCTTGGGAACACAGTGCGGAAGTAATTAATGATGATATTGCCGTAGGTACAGGAATCGGAATTACAGGCAGATTTCAGTCAAGGGATTATATGAAGAATGGTGAAAAGAAAACAGCCTTTGAAGTATCAGTTATGAACCTTGAATGGTAGAAAGGATAGTTTATGGAGTTAAAAAAAGTAGTGCTTGAAAACTTTATGTGCTATGCACACGCAGAATTTGATTTTTACGCCATTACAAAGATTATGGCTAAGAATGGCAAAGGTAAGTCAACTATTGCCACAGCTTATCTGTGGTGCTTATTCAACTGTGATTATGAGTTAAAGGATAATCCGGTTGTTAGACGAGAAGTTGACGGAAAATCCGTTGATGATATGGACACAAGCGTTGAACTTACACTTGATGTTGACGGAAAAGAAATAACTATGAAGAAAGTGCAGGTCCGTACCTATAACAAGGATAAGACAGGTTATAAAGATGACAACTCGTATTACATTAATGATGTGAGAAAGAATCTTAAGGATTTCAACGCATATCTTGATGTTGATATGAATGTATTTAAGATGTGCAGCAATGTAAATGCTTTTCTTAATCAGAAGCCGGTAGAAATGAGAGAATACTTATTTGGTCTTGTAGGAGATGTTACAGACCTTGATATAGCTTCACAGAAAGCCGAATTAGCGGAGTTAGTTCCTTTACTTAATAAGTATACAGTTGAAGAATTATCCGCTATGAATAAGGCTACAAAGACCAAGATTACAAAGGATTTGCCTATTCTTGACGGACAGATTAAGGAAAAGGAGCGTGACATTCAGCTTAAACAGGCTATTGAAGTATCTGACCTTGAATTACAGAGAAACAGCCTTAAAGAGCAGATTACAGACTGTGTGGCAAAGCAGACCGACAATGACAAGCTGATGGCTGAATATGACAAGGCTAGTTCGAGTATTCTCGATTTGAAGTTTGAGCTTAACGATATGAGCCGCAAAGCCAATGAGGACAATGTTAAGGCTAGGAGAGATATTGAGAACAGGATTTCTGATAAGCAGTTTCTTGTTAGGCAGACAGAAAAGACCATTGCTGATACAGAAAAGAACATTGAGTATCAGCAGAATACCATTGATAGCATAAATAAGACTTTGCAGGATATAAGGAATGGATGGAAAACAGAGAATGAACGCAAATTTGACGAAAACAGCCTTATTTGTAGTTATTGTGGACAGGAATATCCGGAAGATAAGAAAGAACAGTTAAGAGCCGATTTTGATAGCCACAAAGCAGAAGAGTTAAAGCTTATCACATACAATGGCAACCTTTTTAAAGACAAACTTGATAAGAATAAGAAAATTCTTAAAGATTTACAGAAAGAGTTACCACAGCATAGAGAACGCCTTGAAATGCTGAATACAGCCATTGCAGACCTTGAAAAGCAGTTATCAGAACTTCCACAGGAAATTGATGTGTCAGCCGCCGAAGAATACAAGGCGCTTGAATATAAGATAGCCGAAAAAGAAGAAACTATGCACAAAGCTAATGATATTTCAGCAGTCAAGGCAGAATTAAAGGCACAGGAAACAGCTTTAAGGCAGCAGTTAGCAGAATGTGAAAGCCAGATTGCAAAGTCTGATACAGCAACAGATGAACAGCGACTTGAAGAATTAAGGCAGACAAGGATTGATTCTGAACAGAATAAGGCTAATGCCGAGAAAATCCTTGATTTACTTGACGAATTAGACAAAGCAAAGAATGAAGCCTTGACAGAAGCAGTAAACAGCCATTTTGGGTTAGTTAAGTGGCAGTTGTTTGAATATGCCAAGAATGGCAATTACAAGAGTTGTTGCATACCTACTGTTGACGGAAAGAGCATTTTAACAACTATGAGCAACAAGGGTAACAGGATTTTAGGCAGAGTTGATATTTGCAACTCTATTCAGAAGATTAGCGGTATATCAGTACCTATTGTTTTAGATGATTCTGAAAGCCTTAGTACGGACAATCAGAAGAAAGTTGCTGAAATGGTAGATAGTCAGTTGATTATGCTGATTGTTAATGATAGTGAGAAATTAGAGATTGTGGAGGGATAATATGAAACTCTATTTTTACAAATTGAATACAGATGAAAGATACGGAAAAGCAGGAATTACAGTACAGGTTTGCGAAGCAGAAGAGAAGTTGAAGATGTATAAGGCTGTTAGAGGTTCTTTTCCTAACGACTTTAGCTTAGTAAGGAAAAACAAAGCTGGACAAGTGGAATATGGTTGCTTGTTTCTTACAGAGCCTAACTTTGAGTATGCAAAAGAAAAATTTAGACTTAGAGCGGAACGAATAATTGCAGACAAGTTAGAAGCAATCGAAAAGCTCAAGGCTGAATTAAAAATAATAAATGAAAGTGAGGAATAATTATGATTAAAGTAGAAGACGGAAAAGCTATAATTGAAGGCAGAAGAGACAAGGTTTTAGCAGAAGCAGCTACTGTTTTACGTGTACTTAAAGAGTCTGTTTCAGAGGAAGAGTACAAAAAATTGATTGAACTTGCTGATAAAAGTGAGAAACAGATAAATGACGAAATTGAGAAAATGAGAGAGAAAACAAAGAAAATGAAAGAAGAACTCAAAAAGTTACTTGGATTATAGGAGGATTAATTATGGCAGAGAATACAGCAGTTGCAGAAAAGAAAGCGTTTACTACCTCATTAAGCGAGTGGAGTAATGCAATCACAGGTCTTATCATTGATGACTACAAGTCCTGTGGAATGGATATGGACGATTACGCCAAGGAATGCGCTATGGAAGCCATGACAAGCATTTTTAATCTTGTTAAGAGCAATCCTAAGGTTAATATGGGTAGCCTTGATACAAGCAATTTGAGAGGCATTGTTAAGCGTTGCGCAAGCCTTAAACTTAATGCAAGCGCATATCCGAGAGAATGCTATTTTCAGTTGAGAAATGTGAACATCGGAAAAGATGCCGACGGAAAAGAAATTTGGCAGCAGCAGGTCGAAATGGGAATTGAAGGCAGTGGTTATGATTCCCTACTTACTAATTACGGAAAAGATGTCAAACAGGTTTATCCATATTGGATAGTAAAAGAGGGAGATAAATACATACCGCCTAAGCACAAGGGGCTTACCGTGACGGAACCTGAGTGGGAGGAGAACAGCGTTTCCGATAAGGCGGTAAGGGTTGTGTACCCTGTTAAGCTGATGGACGGAACAGTAACTTATCTCTCTGCGGACAGAGACAGTGTTAAGGTCAATCTTTTGGCTCACGTTAAACAGAATATGATGAATGAAACATTTGGGGTAATTACCGGAACTAAAAAGCAGTATAACAAGGAAGTTGCAAGAACACGTTACGATGCTACACCGGAAGAGAAAGCAAAAATAAAGGAAAAGAAGGAGGAAGTCCTCAATGCCTTAAGAGCGTGCAAGACAGTAGATGAAATGCTTGAATGTGAGCTTGCAAGACCTTTTATAAGCGGTGCTTGGCTTGATACTCCGGAGAGCATGATACAGAGAAAAATGTGTAACAATGCAACAAGGAAATACCCTAAGAATTATGACCCAATGGCACGACAGGCGCAGGTTGAGATGGACGAGGTATATCAAGTTGCACAGGCTGAAATTACTGAAAATGCTAATACTGTTGAGTTTATAGAAGATAAGGCAGATGTAGTTGACAGCACAGCCACAGAAGCAACCGAAGAACAGGCAGAAGATAGCACATTACCACCATTTATGCAGGCAGAATAGGAGATTAGATATGAAAGTATATGAGTTAATTCAGGAATTAAGCCAGTACAGTACAGATACAGAAGTTAGATTTAATTTCAAAGGAAATTTTGAAAGTGATGTAAAGGTGGCATTTGAGAGAAACGGTGAATATGATGAACAGGAAGTAACCGCAGAAGTTGAGTTTGACGATTACTTAGATTATGAAGATATTAGCGATTACGAGCCAATGTCCTCAAGAACTTGGCAGAAAGACCCATTCATTGTTATTAATTTATCTTATTAGGAGTAAGCCTATGAAATCAGCAAGTTTAGAACAGATGATGGCTGATATGAATAATGGCACTTATGACCTGACTTGCAACGGAGAATGTACTCAATGCGGTAATTGTTGTAGTAACTTACTTCCTATGACAGAAGATGAAGTTACAACAATCCACAAGTACATTAAGAAACATCATATTAAGGAACACAGGCATAATTATCCGACAGCTACACCAACAATGGATATGACTTGTCCGTTCCTTAATGACGATAAGTCAAAAGAAAAATGCGAGATTTATTCAGTCAGACCTAGGATTTGCAGAGAGTTTATCTGCTGTCCGAGTAAAAGACCGCCGATTGATGATTGGGATTACAAATTAAAGTGTAAGGCAGTTGATGTTAGAAAGGAGTTTTATGGATGAGAGTAATTTCACAGGATGGAACAATAGATGTTCCTTATGAAAACTTTGTTTTTTCAATATTAAATAGTAGTGGTGGAAATTACGGAATTGTTGCAATTAAAAATGTCGCAGAGCCACCGGAAGTGTTTATAAACAGTCTTATTGCAACTTATTCCACTGAAACGAAGGCAATTAAGGCTATGGAAATGCTTAGAAAAGCATGGATAAATGAAACCGTAGAATTTACGCATGGAATTTACCATAGAAATATTGTTTTTCAGTTCCCACAGGATGATGAAATCGAGGTGTGAGTATGTACAAAGATATGTCACTAATACTGAAAGACGGACAAGTTGGAAATTTTAAACTCCAGCATTACGAAATTTCAGATAATAACTTTTATGCGATTGTTCGTTGTGGGATACCACCTGGAAAATATATAAGACTTATCAACAGATGTGATTGCGTAATGTCAGACACACCTATGGAAAAGGAAACAAATAGAGATTTTGTTCGCAATGCACACGGAAATGTCCTTATTGGCGGTCTTGGAATTGGACTTATTATTCTTGCAATACAGGATAAAGAAGATGTTAAGCAGATAACAGTTGTTGAGAAGAATCGTGAAGTCATTGAACTTGTTGGAAAACAGTTACCACTTAATTTCAAAGTAAACGTTGTGAATGATGATGTGTTTGAATATAAGCCACTGATTAAGTATAACACGATTTATATGGATATATGGAACTATATTAACGAGGATGTTTACAACAAACAGATGAAGCCTTTAATTAATCGCTACAGGAAATATTTAGTTCCTAAAGCCGAAGATGAAAACAGGTATATTGATTGTTGGTGTAAAAGACAGGCTAAAAACGGAGAACGCATATGAAACTTAAATGCTTAGGCTCATCGTCAGCCGGAAATTGCTATCTGCTAACTTCCGACAGTGGAGAAACACTTATCCTTGATTGTGGAATACCGATTAAGGAGATTAAAAAAGGCTTAGATTGGCATATAAAAGATGTTGTGGGTGTGATATGTGGATAAGGGGTGGTGGTTTAATTGAGTATTTATCCAAGAATATCTAAAGTTGGAAAATCATATATACTAAGGAGATACGTCAATGGAAAACGACTACATTTTTATTCCAGAGACTTAAATGAGCTCATAGAATATGACAAGCTATTAGAGAAAGGAATAATCCCAGTAAAGAGGGTAGGAATAGATGTTAAAGAAAGCGAACTTACTAATTTTATTAATGATGGAAACATTTGGAAATGGATAAAGGGCTACGAGGGATTATATGCAATTTCTGATAGCGGTTTAATTAAGAGCTTTTGGAAAGATAGTAGAGGACAATTTGTTAAAACAAACAATAAAAATGGTTGGTATTTATCTTTTAGGGCAACAGACAGGAACAAAGAAGTTAAAACCATTAGAGTTCATATTGCAGTTGCAAAGGCTTTCATAGGGCAAATTCCAAATGGGTATGAAGTACACCACAGAGACGGAAACAAGCAGAATAATTGTGCTAGTAATTTGCAAATTCTCAGTGGAATTGAACATAAAAGGCTAACTTTAACAGAAAATCCTCATATATTAGACGGAATGATTGCTTATAACCAAGGCAGAGCTATTTACGGAAGAAACAAGAAAGAAAAGAGAAATGTGCAGAGGTTTAAGAAAGGAAAAATCATCCAGTACTCATTAAACGGAGAATTTATCAATTCGTATTGCAATGCAATGGAGGCAAGCAGAAATACCGGTGTTTGTGGAAGAAATATTTTACAAGTTGCAAATAAAGAGCCTTATAACAGCAAGGGAAGCGTGAGAAAACAAGCCGGTGGATATGTATGGAAGTTTGAAAAAGAAAGCGAGGTGATGTAATGCTCAAATTGAAATGTTGCGGAACTGGAAGTAAAGGAAATTCTTACGCTCTTATGTCGCAAAACGAAACACTTATTCTTGATGTAGGAATGGGGATTAAAGACATAAAAAAGATGTGTGATTGGAATGTAAAAAATATAGTAGGTTGCCTTATTTCACACGAGCATTATTGACGATCATTCGAGGTCATTAAACGATTTTAAGCCAATGGGAATACCGATACTTGCCCCATATTTAGGCGATAGCTGTAAATCAATGAATATGGGCGAATTTACAGTAAAGCCCTTTGATTTGACAACAATAGACGGAAATTGGACACACACAAATGCAAACGGCGAACCTTGCCCGATATACGGCTTTCTGATTACTCACAAGGAAATGGGGAGAATGCTTTACATAACCGATTGTGAGGTTGTCAAATGGAAATTTAAAGATATAAACCACATTCTCTTAGGTGTGAATTATGACAAGGATTTAATCGACAGGGATAACACAGGTAAAGCTAATCACGTATTCAGAGGTCACTTATCCATTGACACGGCTTGCGATTTTGTTAAGGCGAATTATTCAGATAGCTTGCAGAACGTTATAATGTGCCATCTATCAAGTGAAAATTCTGATAGAGATAGTTTTATCGAGAAGATGAAAAAAGTTGCTTGTGGGGCGAATGTAGATGTTGCGGCAGCAGGGAAAATTTGGGATTTAAAGAATCCTAATGAGTGTCCGTTTTAGAAAGGAAATTATATATAATGGCAAATAAATTATATGAGTTATTTCATCCAGAAGTAAAGTTACAAAATAAGCGATTGTCCGGCAACGACCCTTGTATAGATTGTGCCAATGTCCATAGGTATCATAGAGGAACTGCATTAGAGACCAAGATATTAGTCAAAGAAAAATGCAATGGCTGTATGAAAAAGATACAGTACGATGTTGACTGTATGGATAAATTAAGATGGTATGAGGATAACGATGAAAAGGTTTCTGCTATGGAACAAAAGGATAGGGATATATATGATTGCGGAGTGAAATGTCCTGAATATTTGCATAATGGTATTCCTGTTTTTTATCCTGATGGATGGTCTTAATAAATACAATAACAATGCAAAATTGAAAGAAATCAGAAAGGAGCAGTAATGGAAAGATTAACAGACAGTGTCAAAGAAATACCAACATTAGTTGATAATGCCGAATATTGGCTACAGGTGTATTTTAAGCTCAAAGATTATGAGGACCTAGAGGAACAGAGCAGACTAATCAAGTTACCTTGCAAGGTGGGAGATACGCTTTATAGGCTAGTTCCTAATCTATATCGAGAATATGTAGAAATTAAGATTGCACAGTTTGTTATAAACAAAAACGGGATTTACTTTATTACAAATAAAGGAGTTCACTGGAGTGTTAACAGAATTGGCAAAACAGTATTCCTTACAAGAGAGGAAGCTGAAGCGAAACTAAAAGAATTGAGAGGTAGAAAGAATGAAAGTAGCAATTGACATACCTAAAGATTTTGAAGGAGATTATATTGTTGACAAATTCAAAGATTTCTTTTCAAGGGTTATTGCGGATATTGATTGTAAAGGTATGTGTGGCAGATATGAGAAAGAAATCGCTGAAATGTTTTTAAAGGTATTTGATGATAGTGAAGAAAAGATTTCTTGCAACTGCCAGCACAACAGCAATTCAAGAGAGAATGAGCCTTGTTGCAGATGCGATAGCAGAAAGACCAATGCCGACAAGATAAGGAATATGTCAGATGAAGAGTTTGCAGAGTTTTTAGATATTGTCGGAGAAGATGGCATTTCCTCACAGTATGCGGACGTTCCGTGCGATTGTTGCTGTGAAAAAACAGAATGTTCTAAATACTGGAAAGAATGGCTTCAATCAGAAGCAGAATAGGAGAGAATATGGAAGATAGATATTTATTCAAGGCAAAGAGGATTGATAACGGAGAATGGCTTGTTGGCTATGTTGTAAAATATGGGTATACAGGAAAAGAAAAATATTATATAGTTCCAAGCTACGCTTCTGATTTATATGCTATTGAAATAGACCCATCTACAATCTGCCAATGCACAGGCTTGAAAGATAAGAACTGCAAGCTGATTTGGGAGAATGATATTATTGAATGTAAAAACGGAAAACACAACTTTCAAACGCAAATTGAATGGGATGCTTATTGTGCTGGATTTATATTTCAAGACACAGAAACATCTGCGGTTGGGCTTGATGCAATAGCAGCAAACGGATTGTATTCAGAAAGCAAGGTTATCGGCAACATTTTTGACAATAAAGAGTTATTGGAAAGTGAGGAAAATTAGATGAAGAAATCAACAGCAGAAACAATAGCATACGCAATAAAGAAAGACTGTCAGCGTTTCTCTTTGTACGATTGGTGCGACAGTTGGGATATTACAACAGATGAATTTGACGAATTTTTAGCACTTGCGGTAGACAACGCAGAAGTGGAAGAAACAACGGATGTAGAAAATTTTGATACAAGGAGATAATAACTATGAATCCCAAATGGAGTGAGGAGGAAGTCCTTTTATTAAAAGATAAATATTCTTGCTCAACAAATGATGAATTAATCACCTTATTTCCTAGTAAAACATTTTTAGCAATCTATAAAAAAGCTTATTCACTTAATTTAAAGAGAGATGAAAAGATTAAGTTTTTGAACAGGTCAAAAGCCAAAAGTGGTAAAAATGCTAGTAATTGGAATGGTGGCGTTAGGAGAACGAGAAAAGGATACGTTCAAATATTAATGCCGGAACATAAAAGAGCAGATAAAGGCGGATACGTTATGGAACATATCGTAGTTTATGAAAAAGCTACAGGAATAGAAGTGCCGCAAAATTGCTGTATACATCATTTGAACGGGATAAAAAATGATAACAGGATTGAAAATTTATGTATGATGACAAATTCAGCACACACAATATATCATCATACAGGGCAAAAAAGAAGTGAAGAAACTAGAAAACGAATTTCAGAAAGCAAGAGGAAAAAATATGAATAAAGTGATAATTTCAGGGAGAGTTGTTAGGGATGCTGATGTTAGATATTCACAGACAGTAAACGGAAGTATGGCAGTAGCAAGATATACATTAGCTGTTGACAGAGCTTTTAAGAAAGAGGGCGAACAGGCAGCAGACTTTATTAACTGTATCGCATTCGGCAAGAACGGAGAGTTTGCAGAGAAGTATTTACACCAGGGAATCAAGATAATTGTTGAGGGTAGATGGCAGACAGGCAGCTACACTAACAAGGACGGGCAGAAAGTTTACACTAATGATTGCGTTGTTGAAAGGCACGAATTTTGTGAGAACAAGAATGGTACCAACGAGAGCAGACCATTTAGACCTGAACCAAACAGTGTAGGAGATGGCTTTATGAGTATTCCCGACGGCATTGAGGATGAGGGATTGCCATTTTAAAAATGAGAGGTGGTGTTTTTATTGAACGCCGAAGGGTGGATTAAGCTACATAGGAAATTGCTTGATAATCCTGTCACAATGAAAGACACAGACCATTTAGCCGTATGGATATACCTGCTACTCAATGCTTCACATAATGAACATCCTGCCTTGTTTAAAGGCGAGAAAATAACATTAAAACCGGGACAGCTTATCACAGGAAGAAAAACAATCGCTTTAGCACTTCACATTGATGAAAGTAAAGTTGAACGAATTTTAAAATCTCTAAAAAGTGAACAACAAATTGAACAACAAACAAGTAGCAAAAATCGGCTTATTTCCATAACAAATTGGGAATTTTATCAGCAAAGTGAACAACAAATTGAACAACAAGTGAACAACAAACGAACAACAAGTGAACAACAAGTGAACACAAACAAGAATATAAAGAATGATAAGAATGAAAGAAAAGATATATGTCAAAATATTCTTGATTTGTTTAACAAGATTTGTTGTTCGTTTGGGAGAGCAAAAAATATCACAAAAAACAGGGCGGAAATAATAACCGACAGCTTAAAGACGTATTCTTTTGATGATTTTAGAAAGGTTTTTGAAAAAGCAGAGCAGTCTGATTTCCTTAAGGGCAACAACAATAGAAATTGGTCGGCTAACTTCGATTGGCTGATTAAGGAAGATAATATGGCTAAAGTTCTTAAGGGCAAATATGACAAAAATAAACAGTCAAATAAGTTTTGCGACTTTCCGCAGCGACAGTATGATTTCAGCAATGATAAAGAACTGATAATTAAAAATTGTTAAAGGAGTGATAAAGAATGGAATTAGAAGAAATACTTAAAGGCTTAGAATTGAGTGGTGGAATTGTAATTACCGGCAATTCAAGAAGAGTTACAAACTTCTTAACAGCCCATAATGAAGCTATAAAAATTCTTAAGAAAATTAATGCAGACGGATGTGTTGGATGCAAACATGAGGACGTTTCGCCACATTGTACGCCGTGCGATAAATGCAAGAGAAATTGCCCTGATTTTTGGGAAAGTGAGGAATAATATGGAAAAGAGTGAAGCAATTAAAGAGTTTCAGCAGAATATTGATATGCCATTTGGAAGTAATATATCAAGAGAAGCGTCCAAACTTGCAGTATCAGCAATGCAAAAACAGATACCGAAGAAACCTGTACACGATGGTTGTTTCGATAGTGAGGGAATATGGCATGAATGGAATGGAGTAAACGGAAGACCTTATGATTTATGCCCTAAGTGTAACACAAACCTTTGCTGCGAAATGCCTTACGACAACAAGCCAAAGTATTGTAAACATTGCGGTCAAAAATTAGATTGGAGTGATGAAGGATGAAGCCAAAATACGACAGGGCAACAAAGGCTTGGTTTAATAGCCATATATGCCAACAGACAACCGTTTGCCGGTGCGAAAAGTGCGGATTGTTTTATAAGCCAAGTTTAGGGCATAAATGTAAAGCAAAGGAGCGATGAAGAATGAGGCTGATTGATGCAGATAATATATATGGTGCAGGAAGATTTATAAAATTAGATAAAAATGGTAATGCTTATGTATCACTTGCTGATATATGTAAAATAATTGATATTCAACCAACAGCTTATGATGTAGATAAGGTTGTTGAAAAGTTAAACAAAATTAAAAAGTATAACCTTAATTTGGCAGATATGATGCTTGACATTCAAGCAAACGGCACCAACCGACATTTTGTATGTTTAGAGGACACAATCGAGATTGTAAAGGCAGGTGGTAACGCTTGAATTATCAGAACATAGCGAGAGCCAAGGCGATTGAGAAAAAGAGTTATATAGGGCAGAAAATAGGAAAGCTTTATATTATTGACAGAGCAGATGATATTGTATATCCAAGTGGGCAGAGGGCGATTGCTTATAATTGCTTGTGTGATTGTGGGAATAAAGCAATAGTAAGAAAATCACAGATTGCCAATGGAAATACAAAGTCTTGTGGCTGCATTCAAAAAGAAATAATCGGCTCACTGAACAGAACTCATGGACTTTCAAATAAGTGCGGCAGGCTGTATCCATTATGGAAAAGCATTAAATATCGTTGCTATTGCAAAACCTCTCGTGATTATAAGAATTATGGCGGCAGAGGAATAGTGATGTGTGATGAGTGGAAAGATGATTTCCAATCTTTTTATAAGTGGGCGATTGACAATGGCTACAAAGAAGACAAGACAGATAAAGGCATAAATATATTAACTATAGATAGAATAGATGTTAATGGAAATTATTGCCCTGAAAATTGCAGATTTGTTTCTAACGAGGTGCAAGCTAAAAATAAGAGGAATAGCATTTTAGAAGAAGATAGGTATAGAATCTGCCCTGTTTGTGGAAAAAAGTATAGAGTTTCAAAAAGGAACGGAGCAAAAACTTGTAGTTATGAATGTGGTTTTAAGTTAAGAAGCAAAACGCACCCGAATACAAAGGATTACACGAAAATCTGTCCTATATGTGGGAAAAGGTTTAATGCCAAAAGAGGAGGGCATTTTAAAAATGCTGTGTATTGTAGTCGAAAATGCAAGGATTTATCATGTTCTCCGGTTTGGGAATATAACGGAGAATCTCACAGAGCTATTGAGTGGGCTGAAATAGTAGGTATAAATACACATTGTTTATTGCATAGAAAGGATTTAGGTTGGACTATTGAAGAGATATTGACAACACCATTAGGAGGTAAGAGAAATGCCAAGTGTAAATTATAAACAATTATATGCCATAAAAAGTAAGAACAGAGAACGCATATTAAGCGCTTGCCCCGATATGAAGAATCAAAGTGGTATTTACTTCTACACTAGGACAGATGAGAACGGAATATCGTACTTTTATATCGGGCAGAGCGTTGATTGCTTGGAAAGAAATATTTCTCATTTATCCGGTTTTCAGCACATAGATCTTTCGATTAAAAAAAGAGGATTTTATAGTGAAGAAAATCCGTATGGGTGGAAATTGAATTTTATCCATTATCCGAAAGAGAAGCTTGATGAAATGGAACAATATTGGATATTGCAGTACACGAAGAAAGGTTATCAGTGCAGATATAACAAGACAGCTGGTGGTCAAGGAGAGGGCAAGGAAAAGATAAATGAATTTAAGCCCTCTAAAGGCTACAGAGACGGCGTACAGCAAGGTAAAAAGGTGTTAGCGAGGGAATTATCCTCTATCGCAGAAAAACATCTTAAAATCGAAATTAGAGACGATAAGAAGCATAACAAAATATCGCAGAAACAGTATGAGAAGTTTATGGATTTATTGAAAGTGGGTGAAAGTGATGAATGAGAGAGACCATAAGGCTGGTTTTAACCTAACAAGAAAAATGTTAGAAGAAAACAGAAAAGCTGGGTATGAACACGGATATTCAGTTGGTTATAACGAGGCTATTGATGATTTGACTGCCAACATCACTAAACGTTTTTTCGGAATGGCTATGTCAAGCGGATTGCAAACCGAAGGTGCAACTTGGGAAAATGCCATACGGCAAGTAAAACAGATAGCCGAACAGTTAAAAGGAGAGAAGCAGAATGAAGATTTTAAGTAATAAAGAATATTATCGTCTTGTGAACAAGATAGATACTCTTACTAAAGATAATGACTGCACGAATAGAAAACTTGATGAAATGAAAGAAAATAAACCTAATGATTGTAAAAGCAATGAAGGAAGTGACTTTTGCAGTATTTGCAAATTTGGCTATTTGAGAACAAGAAATCCGTTTGGGGCAGATTTTTATGCTTGCAGTAAAACAGTGTCTTGCGAGGATTTTAAGAGAAAAGAAGATAACTAAATAAAAATCAAAGAAAGGAATAGGTTGTCGCGACATAAAACCGAGGTTTCCTTTTGGTAGATTTAAAATGCTAGAAAATGGATTGTATAAAATGGATTGCAGGGATGGACTTAAATTAATAGATGATGGAATGATAGATATTGTAATGACAGATATTCCTTATAATATTTCTCAAAAAAAGTCTATTGATAGAAGTGCGATAGATAGCAAGGCATTAAAGAGGAACGGAAGCAAAAAAGAACTCAATTTCAATTATGGCAAATGGGATTTCTTTGCAGATAATGAGGCGTATTTCAGCTTTATTCAGAGCGTCTTTGTCGAAGTGTATAGAGTTATGAAAGACAGTGCTAGTCTATATATGTGGGTTCCTAAAAGCGAGGTATCTTTTATTGAATATATACTTAAAGACATAGGATTCCATGTTAGAAGTACATTGGTTTGGTGTAAAACCAATCCTTGTCCTCAAATATTTAAGGTTGGATATATGTCTAGCACTGAATTTTGCATTTTTGCTACGAAGTTGCCAGGTGCTAAACATTATTGGAATATTGAGAAAGGACAGAAACAATCTTTTTGGGTAAAACCAATTTGTCAAGGCAATGAGAGGACAGAACACCCGAATCAAAAGCGACTTGATATTGCAGAAGATATGATTACTCAATCTGCAAGAAATGGTGAACTACTTTTGGATCCATTCGCAGGAAGCGGAACTTTTGCAATAGCGGCACATAATTGTGGATTAAAATTTATCGCATTTGAAAATGATGATAAAAATTATAAAATTGCTGAAAGCCGAGTAAGAGCCGAGACATTACAGATGAACTTATTTGATTTTATAGGAGATACAGTATGATAGTACATTGTTTATTTGAACAGTCAGGAACATTCAAGAATGCTTTCAAAAAGTATGGAATTGAAGCCTACGACTATGATATTCAGAATGAATTTAACGAAACCGACTATGTTGCCGACATTTTCAAGGAGATAGAGGGGGGGTATCAAGGCGAGCCGAGTTTGTTTGATAAGATAGGCCCTGATGATTTGATATTTGCGTTTTTTCCTTGCACTTATTTTTCAGACCAAAGCCCTAGGCATTTATGCTGCACAGCTTATCAATATAAAAATTACACTATTGAGCAAAAATGCGAGGTGTCAATGAAAAGACACAAGCAGTTAAGTTTGTTCTATGAGATGCTTAACAAATTTGTTATTGTCTGTCAAAGAAAACATCTAAGGCTGATTATAGAAAATCCATTAAGCACTAGCGGGATGCATTATTTAACACATTTTTGGTGTATAAAACCCAATGTTATCGACAAAGATAGGACGTTGAATGGAGATTACTATAAAAAGCCTACACAATATTGGTTCATTGGTTTGCAACCTAAAAATAATTTGGTTTTTGAACCGTTAGAGGCAGTTGATGTTATGAAGCAAAGATATGTTACAAGTGATAATCCATTGGGAGTAGACAGAAAAACAGCAAGGTCAATGATACACCCACAGTACGCAGACAGATTTATCAGGGAGTATATTCTTGATGAAGAAATATGGAGAGGTAAACAATGAAAGGCAGAATAGAGGAAGAAATACAGTAATGCAGCAAGAAAGGAAACGCCAATATGAGTAGTTCAAAAGAAGAAATAGCAAGAAGAGAGGGAATGTCTTATGCGTTAAGATACGCAAAAGAACACGGCCTTGACGAACTGGAAAAAGAACTGAAATACCGAGGGGCATACGAAATACCCCTCAAAATATCAAATAATGATTTACAGAAATTCACAGATAATGCCAAAAATATGATGTTAGACACAGTGCTGATACTTGCCAGTATGACATTGCACGATGAATTTGGTTTTGGCAGGGAGAGATTGCAGAGATTTATTAAGAGGTTTAATTTCAAGGCAGAGTGTATCGGAGAGGGATATACGAACTGGAAAGAGCAGATTGACATTCTTAAGGATGAATGTGGACTTGAATATCAGATAAGGATGAATGATAAAAACGTTAGAATGGAGAAATAAAATGATAAAATCTGAAAGTGATTGTCTGGATTGTGGATTGCCGTGTAAATATGAATTATGTCCACATTATAGAGTTAGGCGTCTGTATTGTGACAAATGTAAAGACGAGGTGGATAAGCTGTATAAATACGGCGAAAAAGAATTATGTGAGGATTGTTTGATTAAGGAATTTGAAGTTGTTGAATTAGAGGAGAACTAGATATGAAACTTAAAGAAGCTATTTTGGATTATTCCGGGGAGTGGGTGTATGTAGGGGCAGCAAGTGGATATGTCTATATTGGCAGGCGTGAGGAAGCCTTAAAAGGTTTAGAAAAGGAATCCATTGATAGATACTGTAATCTGTCAATTAACACCATTCCAAAATATGAGGCGAAATTGGAGTGGATTGCAAAAAGATGTAAAGCCTTGAAAGAAAAAGCCGAAACCGATATAGCTTTTGAAAAAATGCGTAGGCAAGCCGAAGAATACAGAAAAAACCTTTTAGTGCATTTAACAGAAGCGAAAAAATACAAGGATAATTACGTTGAATTTAGTGAGAGGGAAGTTGTTGAGGAATACAATCAGGATGCACTTAGACCTTTTGGCAGGGTTTTTATTATTAAGGGTAACGAGAGAGGAAATTGGTTTTATGGAGAGGGCAAAAAATGAATAAAAATTATCTCAACAACGTAAGGCTAAGAGAACGAAGATTATCCGCCCATCAATGTTTAGCCTGCGGTAAACAGTTAGAAGAAGATTATACTTCTGTATACTGTGAAACGTGCCGCGAAAAGCGGAATAAAAATGCAAGAGAAGAAAGAGAATGGTACCAAAGCCATAAAATATGTCCAAGGTGTCGCAAAGTCGAAATAGGTCCAAGTGAAAGTTGTTGTCCGGAATGTAGAGCCAAGTTATATGCAAACGTAATGAAGAATAGAAAACGTGAACAGTATAACGAAGAACACGCTGTTTGGAGTAAAAAAGCCTATGCAAATTGTGTCGAAAATGGTATTTGCACACGATGTCGCAAAAGAAAAGCCGACAATGGCTACAGAACGTGTGGAATTTGCCGTGAAAAAGACAGAGTAACTAGGCAGGCAAGGAATAACACACAATTCAACCGAGAAATGAAAGAAAAACAAGGTTTATGTTGCTTTTGCAATGAGAAAGCCTTGCCCGGATATAAGGTGTGCCAATTCCACTACGATATGTGCATTGACAAGCTGAAAGACCCTAAATGCGTTGCCGGTAGAAAAAAATTAAAGTTAAGGAGCATAAAGTTTTTGAAAACGAGAGAATGTATAACGTGTAAACACTTTTTAATCTGCAATGGCAAGGAAAATGACAAACCTTGCGTTAAGTACGAAGCAAGAAACAAAGAGAATAAAGAAAAAGAATAGGAGAGAATGGCTTATGAAGTTATCAGAACTGACTAAGCCAGAACTTGAAAAAATCAAAGAAAATGCCAATTTTACTGATGAGGAATTAAGAATCTTTAAACTTCTGTCGCAGGATAAAAGCATAACCGATATTGCGGTGCGTATGTCCGCAAGCAGCAGGACAATAAACAGGAAAATCAGTAAAATCAAGCAAAAGATTAGTAAGTTGGAGGTTTTAAATGATTAAAGTTACTCAAAACGGAGTAGATGTGGATATAGAAAATATAACTATTCCGGACAGCTTACAAAAGATAATTGCCGAAGTGATTGACAATAAATAAATATGTGTTAAAATGTGCCGTATAACGTGATAAATACGGCACATTTTACATAAAGGAGGATTGACAATGGAATGTGTCGCTTATATGAGAGTATCGACGGAAAAACAGGCTGTTGAGGGCAACGGACTTGATAGTCAAAAGCGAGATATTGAAAATTATTGCAGGAAAAACGAACTTGTAATAACAGATTGGTATATTGATGACGGCTACACCGGCGCCAATATGGACAGACCGGGGTTGCAAAGACTTGTAAATGATTGCAGCCGGAAAAGAATAAGTTGCGTTGTAGCTTTTAAACTTGACCGATTGTCAAGGAATATGATTGACGGAATATACCTTATTGAGAAAGTATTTCAAAAGTGCAATGTTACGTTCAAATGCGTTCACGATAGTGTGAATTACGATAGTCCTATGGAACAGGCTTACACGCAGATGATGGCTGTATTCGCACAGCTTGATAAAAATACTATGATGTTGCGTATGCGTGGTGGTATGCTTGAGAGAATAAAACAAGGTTATTGGATGGGTGGCGGTAATTTGCCGTATTGCTATTCCTACAGTAAGGAACAAGGCATATTAATACCTATCCCGGAACGTGCGGAGCAGGCAAGAAAAGCACTTGAATTATTTATATCCGGATATTCAGATGTGAAAATTAAGGAAATTTGCGGTTTTAAGTCCGAACTTGTCACGAGGAATATTTTAACTGGCATTGTCAATATAGGGATGATACCCTATAAGGGAAAGATATACCAAGGAAAACACGAACCTATTTTTGACAAAGGCAGATTCAATCTCGCACAAGAGTTGAGAAAAACTAGGGCAAAATCTAGGGCAACCTGCCAAACTGAACCTAATCTGTTGACCGGATTATGTTATTGTGGTGTTTGCGGATGTGCTATGCGTTACCAAAAGTGGACAAATGGCGAACATAAAATCTACTGTATGTCCCGAAACAAGTCTATGAGCTATTTGCCTAATTACAATGCTAATTGCGATAATTCGCTTGAATGGGCGGATGACATAGAAAAACAGGTAGAAAAGGAAATTCTTAAAATATCATTGAATTTGTCATCATACAAGCCAAAAGAAAAGGCGACAAAACTTGAAATTATGCAATCGCAGCTTGATAAAGAACAGACTAAGTTAAAAAGATTATACAATTTATATGCTGACGGAAACGATACAGTTTTGGAAATGATTAAAGAATCAGAATCGTTGATTAAGACAATGAAAGCTAATGTCTTGTCAGAAAGCAAAAGCACAGCCAACACACAGAAGAAAGAATTTGTTTACGAAAACATTAAAAAACTTGCCGACGTTTGGGATAACATCGACAAGAAAAAGAAAAATATGATACTTAAGACTATAATAGACAAAATTGTTATAGTCAATGGAAATATTGAAATTCAATTAAAAAATTTTTAGCACAAACTTAATGCTGTGCCCATGATAATTGGGGAGATAAGACGTTTT